CGGAGGTGGCGGCGGAGGTGGCGGCGGAGGTGGCGGCGGTGGCGGCGGTGGCGGCGGCGGTGGCGGTGGCGGCGGTGGCGGCGGCGGTGGCGGTGGCGGCGGTGGCGGTGGCGGCGGTGGCGGCTCCTTACTCCGAGCGTCGGTGGCAGATCCGTGACGCGGTGTACCCGGCGGTCCGGGCGAAGGTGCGGGAGATCCTCGCGCCGACCCTCGACGAGCTCCTGCCCTCCGCGCTCGACCTCCTCGACCGGATGCTCCCACCCGAACCCCTACAGGCACCCGCGATCCCCAACGCCGAGATCCTCTTCGCCGCACCAGAGAGAAAGGCGGCGCGAGCGATGAGCGGTGAACCTCGCCAGATCAGTCAGGACGACTACCTCAAGCTGCTCGGGCTGATGACGCTCGCCAAGGAGTACCACCACATGGGGAACGAGCTGGAGCGGGCGATGCGCGGCCTGGTCGGGGAGGTCGACGACAAGGACAAGGCGGCCGGCTGGGTCTCAGACGCGGTGTGGGGCTACGACGACCCCGACCCGCGCCGCGCCGTGCAGCGCATCCTCGACGGGATGAAGCTGACGGTCGCGCCGGAGAGCGTGTCGTGACGCGCTACGCCGAACGCACCAAGGTCCCGGTCGGCCAGTCGCGGCTCGAGCTCGAGCGCGCCCTCGAGCGCTACGGCGCGCAGAGCTTCGCCTACGGGGTCGAGGGCGGCCGCGCGGTCGTCCAGTTCCGCGCCGCCGACCGGCACGTGCGCTTCGACCTCTCCCTGCAGGACCTCTCAGACCAGGAGATCCGCCAGCGCTGGCGCGCCCTGGTGCTCGTGGTCAAGGCCAAGCTCGAATCCGTCGAGAGCGGCATCGAGACCTTCGAGGAGGCGTTCCTCGCCCACGTCGTCCTCCCTGACGGCTCGCAGGTCTCAGAGTGGATGGGCCCGCAGCTCGAGCACGTCTACGACTCTGGGCAGATGCCCGAGCTGCTCCCGCCCGCCCGCGGCGCCCTGCCGGCGGGTGGATCATGACCCTCGCAGAGCGCCGGTCCTACCAGCAGGCCAAGCGCTCAGAGCTGGCCCAGTTCGGGATCCTCCTCGAGGACGAGCCCACGTGCCGGGAGTGCGGGTGCTCTGACTCGCTCGCCTGCCCCGAGGGCTGCTGGTGGACCCAGGAGGACCTGTGCAGCGTGTGCGCCCAGGAAAGTGAGGAGCGATGAGCACCGAGTGCCGTCGCCCCCTGGTCCGCGTGCTCGGCGACGCCGCCTACTGCAACTGGTGCGGCGCTTCGCGCGGCGAGCCGTGCCGCAACGAGATCCCAAGTCCGAGCCAGGAGCCGCGGGCCGCAACGGCGAGCCCGGGCGTTGATCGGTGTGAGGGAATGGCGACGCCGGCCGCTGGGGATGCATCGGACTCCCAGCACGGGCGCCAGCGATGACCGGCCACGACGCCGCCCGCGCCAAGGCAGGCGAGTCAGCAGCCCGGGTGCTCGACATCCTCGACGACGAGGTGATGGCAGCCCACGAAGAGGCGTCCGTCGCGATGATCGCCTACGGGAGGATGCTGGCCCGCCGCGGCCTTGACCCCGCGGACGTCCTCAGCCAGATGCAGGCGGTCGTGGCCAACGCCTTCGTCAAGCGCCTCATGGCCAACTGGACGCGGAGGTCCGGGTGAGCCTCGCCGAGCGCACCCTCCCGCGTCCCGCGCTGAATGTCCGGCCGGGCGTCTACCTCGGCGGCTCCGACGAGGCGCTGCTGCTTCGCCCATATGGCTACACCGATGGCGACGGAACGAACGCGGTCATCAACATGGGCGTGCAGCTCGGGACCAAGCACGGTGATCCGCTTCTAGACCTCGGCCTTGATCTCGTCATCCCGCCGTGTCTGTTCTGGCTCATTGATCCGTTGATCAGGCTGGCCGAGAGGACGGCACGGCCCGCGTGAGCGCTCTACGCGTCGTGACCGAGGATCGCCGGCCGTTCTTCACACCGAGGAAGCTTGCGGCGTATCTCGATGTGAGCGAGCGGACGGTCCGGCAGCTCCTTGGGGATGACGAGATCCCGAGCTACAAGGTCGCCGGCGCCCGCCGGATCGCCGCCGAAGACGTCGACGCGTATCTTGCCCGTCATCGGTCCGAGAGGCGATGATGCGGCGATCGTCGACCAGGAGGCCTGTCATGCCGCATCGCGAGAGTCCGATCAAGCGTCGTAACCCGTCCGGGAAGATCCGGTGGGTCGCGAGATACACCGGCCGGGACGGGAAGCGGCGGTCGGCGGGGACGTTCCGTCTGGAGCGCGAGGCGCAGGACGCCATCGATGCCGCCTACGGCACTCCCATGATCGCCGAGACGGTCGGCGCCTATCTGCCGGTGTGGCTGCGGCGCTACCCGCGTTCGGAGCGCACGAACCTCACGAACGCCGGCCGCGTCCGCCAGGTGCTTCCGCTCAAGGTCGACGGTCGCGAGCTGCAGGACTGGCCGCTTCGGGATCTGCGCCGCAAGCATGCGCTCGAGCTGGTGGACCGGATGCTCGTCGTCCAGGGCCGCGCCAGCACCGGCGCGCAGAACATCTTGCGGTCGCTGTCGGCGATGGCTGAGGATGCGATCACCGACGAGCTCGCCGACGTCAACCCGTTCAAGGGTGTCCGTGTGCGGTCGACCGATCAGCGTGCCGTGAAGGCGTCGAGGGAGATGCGCGTGTTCTCCTGGGCCGAGATGCACGCTGTCGCCGCGGCGGCCGGGAAGCACGAGGCGATGATCCGCACGCTCTGCGACTGCGGGCTGCGCGTCGGCGAGCTGTTCGCGCTCCAGCGCGCGGACCTGACAGACGGCCTGCTGACCGTCGCGGGCTCGGCGTGGGAGGGCAGGATCACGGGCACGACCCGCGAGAAGAACCATGATCGCGTCGTGCCGGTTCCGCCCGGCCTGGCGGTGTTGCTGCGCGCCATGCCGCCGAGGATCGACACGCCGTGGCTTTTCCCCACCCTGTCCGGGAAGCCGTGGCGCTACAACAACTGGCGGCGCGACGTATGGCTACCGGCGAAACGGGCGGCCGGGGCCGACATGACAGCTCACGAGATGCGCCACTCGTTCGTCAGTCTGCTCCGCGCCGCCGGCGTCGATGATGCGGACCTCGCGGCGATCACCGGCCACTCCGTGCAAACGATGGTCGGCCGCTACACGCACCCACTGAACGTGAGCTTCGATGAGGTCAGGAGGCTGGTTGGATGATGACTCGCTGTCGCTTTTCGGTCGCATCCTCGCGCTCGACGCAGGAAAGTCCCTGCAAATCGGGATCCCACCCCGGCGTGAGTGGCGGCCTTCTAAGCCGCGGGTCGCAGGTTCGAGTCCTGCCGGGGGCATGGGCAGCCGCGCCGCTCGTCGCATGTTCTCGCCGCAATCCGCGCGATTCCAGCCGTGGTTCGATGAGCGTCGAACATGCGAGGTTAGGCGACGGTATGCACGCCCGCCGGCGCTCGTGGTCGCATCCTGGTCGCATCCGCGAGGCGGCCAGCGACCAGCTGCAGCTGGTGGGCCGGTGAGCCACGAGCCCGGCGCCGGGGGCAGCCCGGAGTGGTACACGCCCCCCCGAGCTATTCGGGGCGCTGGGCCTGGAGTTCGACCTGGACCCGTGCGCGCCGGCGCTTCCCGCCGCATCGTGGATCCCGGCGCGCCGGCGGTACTCGCCGCCGGCCGACGGGCTGGCCCTGCCGTGGGAAGGCCGGGTATGGCTCAACCCGCCCTACGCGACGCTGACCGCCCGCTGGGTCGGAAGGCTGGCCGAGCACGGGGACGGGATCTCACTCACGTTCACGCGAGCCGACACGCCGTGGTGGCAGGCCGCGGCCGCGCGCGCGACGCTCGCCTGCTTCATCGCGGGCCGCGTCGAATTCATACCGGGCGACCTCAAATTCCACCGTCGCCCGCGCGCGGGCGCTCCGTCCTGCCTCCTGGCATTCGGGTCCGCGTGCGCTCAGGCCGTGCTCAACGCGGGGCTCGGCGTCTGCGGCAGCCTGTCGATCGACCGCGGCTTGGAGCTGGTCGCGGACCGCGATCGGGCGGGGAGCGTGTCGTGAGGCGCGCGCAGCAGCGCGCCTTCGCGCACCCCTGCCTGCTGGCCGAAGAGACCGCACATCCGCGCTTCGGGACCGTGACCGCCCTCGGCTCCGTCGTGCTCACGATCAACACGGGCTACGAGTGACTGGAGATGGGACTCGGCGGGCCCGTGTGGCACGCATCCGCAAGAGCAGACTCCGAGACGGTGGCGTGGCGGATGGCTGAGCGCGCACTACGCGGCGTCGGCGACGCGAACCTGGGCGAATGGCGAGAGCGTGGCCACCACGGCACGATGCACATCCGCCGCCGGGTCACGGACGCCGAGCGGAAGGCCGCCGGCGACCTCCAGGTCCGTGACATTCGCGGTACCGACGAGGAGCGCCGCCGGTTCGCTCGACTCCTCCGCGATGCGCCGCACCTGAGGGCAATCTGCAACCCCGGGCAGCACACAGCCATGAGAGCCACAAGGAGAGAGAACCGATGAGCGAAGGCCAGTACTACGTCCGCGGGCGCCTGGTGCAGTGGAGCGACGAGGCCTCGTGTCACGTGTTCGTGGCCACCGGAGCGCCGGCGCCGCCCGCGGGTCCCGAGCCGCCGTGCCCGTTCTGCGGTGAGGCCGCCGAGGCCGGCGGACCCGACCCATGTATGGGCGTCCTTCCCGGCGTCTCGTCAGCCTGCTGCGGTCACGGCGTGCACGAGGGCTGGATCCGGTTCGATCGTGGACCGACGCTAGCCACCCGCGTCGACTATCCCGGCTGTGCGTCGTGGAATGGGGCGGATCGCTCTGCCCTCCTTCGCGCGGTCAGGGACGGTCAACGCGCACTTCAGGTGGTCATCGATGCACTCGTGCTCCACTTTCCCGGGCTGCTGGCCGAGGACATACGGATGGATGTCAGGCCCGAGTCGGGAGCCCCCTCTTGAGTACCAGGATCCGTCCCGAGGGCTGGTGCTCTGAGTGCGGCAGCGTCCCCGCGCGCAACAACGGGATGTGCATCCGTTGCGAAGCGATGGCGGCCGGCGGCCTCGCGAACGTCCGGAACGACCAGCCCCTCGCCGCGCCGGAGAGCGGTGAGCTCGAGGGGTCACTTCCGCGTTGCATCGCCTATCTATCGATCGCCGGCGATGTCATCACCCTTGAGCTGACCGGGGAGCCGAAGTTCACCGAGGCCGATGTGCAGCTCGTCGCCGACATCCTCAGCAAGCGGCGAGGGGCTCCTCTGTGATCTGGGTCGCGCTGATCGTTGCCTATGCCGTGGTGTATATGGTCGTGTGGCGGCGCGTGTTCTACGCCATCGCCTGCCCTGAGCGGTGGCGCGGCGCGCGGCCGCTCAATTGGTGGGACGTTGGCGGAGCGGCTGTTGATGCGATGGTGGTGTGCTTGGTATGGCCGGTGGTCGTGGTCGGCTGGGTCGTCAAGAGGAGGACGGGGGGCCCTATGGGGTTCGTCTCGACTTTTGGTAGGGAACCAAAAGCCGCGCGGATTCATCGGCTCGAGACGGAGGCGGCCGTTCGTGAGCGCCGCGTCCGCGACCTCGAGCGGGAACTCGGCCTATGAGCGCCAGCGAGTATGTGCAGCATCTCAGCGATGCGGTGTTTCACGCGCAGAATGCGGGGCGCTCGCTGCGCGCCGCTCAGGACCTGGCGCCAACGGAAGGTCTTCATAGGCGATTGGGGTCTGCCGCGACGGTGGCTGACCGTGTCGTTCAGTTCGGGCGCCGGCTGGAGCGGCTGGCGCGTAAGGCGGCGGAGGCCTCGACTGAGCGTGAGACCGGCGGTGTCGACAGCGAGGCGCGCTGAGTGCCGATCGACCCGTCGCTGCTGCGGCGAGTCCGGGAGGTCCTGAACCGAGCTCGCATGCTTTCCGAGGCGTCCGCCGCGACGCCGGGAAGGTCCGGTAGCGCGCCGGCCGGTAGCCGCCGGCCGGTTATCTCCGGGCGGGCGACGCTCGACGAGCTCCTCATGCGGTTCGAGCAGGCGATCGCGGAGGATGATGAGGCTGAGGTGGTGGTCACGATCGACTGGGCTGAGGCGCAGATCCGGCTCGTGACGCACGGGCCTGACCGTGAGCCGGAGACCAAGGAGCAGTTCCGGTTCCGGCTGTGCTCGGACTATGAAGGGCGTCCGGCGCGATTCGTCGCTGACCGCGAGAGGATCTCGATCGCGCTGGTGCGCAAGATCCGCGCGGAAGAGAACCGTGACCCCAGAACCGGGCGTGACTTACCGGAAAAGAGACCGAAGGGTTGACAGGGCGTACACTGAGTGGCAGTCGTCGCTCTACGCTGCTGCCCGCGCCGACCCTCCGCTTACCTTCTCTCCGCCACCGTCGGGGGTGTCTTCATTGAATCGGCTCGATCAGTTGCTGGGCCCGGGCGCGGTCACAGCCCAGGCCGGCGCGTTGCGGCTCGATGACACGATGATCGCCGCGGAGTTGCACCGCCAGGGCGACGGGGTGCGCTGCTGGTGCTTGGCATGCCGAGGTGAACGGGAGAAGGATCGTGTCGCGGGCCTCTCCGGTTATCTGGCGGTCCTCGCGGCTGAACGTGAGGTCGACGTCGAGGAGGTCATGCGCGTGCGGCGTGAGCTCCCGAAATCCGTGCGGCGGGCGCGGCAGCCATGGGAGCCGGTGCCACTCCGCTCCTCATAGTTCGTGAACTGTCGAACTACCGTCCGACAGCGCCGTAGCATTTGTTCTATGCCACGGAGGTGCCCATGGGTGCTCAACGCGACTTCCATCTCACGATCGACCGCGCCGCGGGCTTGTGCCTCGACGCGACCTGCGCCGCGCGCGCCGCGGGCCATGGTGGCCTGCCGGCGCCTCACCGTCGTCTCCTGAATTCCGCCGTGCGCGCTCTTGAGCGCGCCCAACAGGATCTCTACCAAGCGAGGAACGACCCATGGTCCCCACCCTCAACACCGAACCGGCAACTCGAGCTGCTGTAAAGCGGCCGCCGACGCCGAAGCGGCTGCAGAAGCGCAAGCTGACGCTCGCCGACGCCGCCGGCCAGTGGGAGAAGGCCAAGCGCGAGATGGACCGCCAGAAGGCGCTCCTCGAGGAGGCCGCCGAGGTTCTGCTCGCGCACTTCGAGAAGACCGGCCGGGCGGGTTACAAGGACCGCATCGGATGGACGTGGTCGGGTGGCAGCCTGATCCTCGACCAGCCGAAGGTTCGCGCGTATCTCGGTGCCCGCCTCGAGGAGTTCCAGACGCGGACGTCGCGCAAGCGATCACTGAGGCTGCTGAAGTGACACCACCGGGCGGGTCGCGCAGCCCGGACCTCATCGCGGCGCTCGACCAGCTCCAGGCCGCGCTCACCGACGTCGCGCGGGTCCTGGCCGGCTACCGCCGGATGTTGATCCTCGCCGGGTTCGGACTCGACGAAGCGCTCGAGCTCTGCCTCGCCGTCCAACGCGAGATCATCCTCGACCACCTCGCGGAGGACTGACGTGCCATCCCGCGACTGGCAACAGCTCAGCTTCCACCACCGTGATCCTGACCTTGACCTCGGCGACGATCACTACCTCTGGTACTACGGGTGGGCTCCGGATCGTGACCTGAACCCGCAGTACGCCGAGTTCCCCGACGTAGAGAAGGCGGGCGCGAGCGTCGGCCACCTCCGGCCGGACGGGAGCTATTGCGAGGGTGCCATCACCTTCGACGTCGGGCCGATGAGTCAACTCCGGCTGCAGAAGGCGCTATGGCAGGTGCAGAGCTGGGAGCCGCTGACGGTCTCGCCGTCGCTGCTGTGCCGCGCTCCCGTCTTCGATCCTGACAGATACAGGATCGCGGGCAGCGAGTGCGGCGACCACGGATTCATTCGCGCCGGCCGGTGGGTGCGAGCCTGATGGCCACGGGCTCGGGGGTTAACCGCAAGGTCCTGGTGGGCGTGCCTTTACGCAGCCGGACAGCTGCGGTCACACGCCCGGAAAACACCCGGCGGCGCAGGATATCCATCCCTGCTGCCACCGCGAGTCACCTGCCGTCAGCGCCCGCCCGGGCGCGACAGAAACGTCTCGCCGCGAGCCGCGGCGCCTGAGAATGGCAGCCAGTCACTCCTCCCATGGTTGGTCGCCTCCGGACCGGGCGCCGCGGCTGCGGCGGGCCGCGGATCTGCTCATGCTCCAGGCCGACAAGGCCGAGCACCCCGACCGCGTCAGACGCGTCGCCCGCGATCTCCGCATCCGCGCCGCGGAGGCCGAGCTCGGGCAGCACGGCACCGACGAGTTCGACGACGCAGTCGACACCATCGCAGCCGCGGCATCCACGCAGTGACCGCCGGCCGCCGCGCGCGGATGGTGCTCTACATCCGAGTCAGCACCGAGGAGCAGGCCAGGAGCGGACTCGGGCTCGACGCGCAAAGAGCCGACCTGCAGCGCGCCGGCGACTACCAAGACTGGGAGATCGCCGAGCTCGTATGCGACGAAGGCATCAGCGGCAAGGACCTCAACCGGCCAGGCCTCAAGCATGCGCTCGAGCTGATCGCCACCGGGCAGGCTGACGGCCTGGCCGTCGCGAAGCTTGACCGGCTCAGCCGCAGCGTCATCGACGCGGGCATGCTCGCCGAATGGTTCGAGGACGCCGGCGCGCGTCTCGTCGCGTTGGACCTCAACATCGACACCAGCACCCCGAGCGGACTGATGGTCCTCCACGTCCTTTCCGCCGTAGCGGAGTGGGAGCGGCTCACGATCGCCGCCCGTACTCGCGATGGCCTCGCCGCACTACGAGCGAAGGGAATGCCGACCGGTCGGCCCGCGGTCGCGGACATTCCCGCCCTCGCCGACCGCATCGGGCTGATGCGCGCACAAGGCCTCACGCTGCAGGCGATCGCCGACGCCCTCAACGCCGAGAGCATCCCGACGATCAGAGGCGGCACGCACTGGCGCGTCTCGAGCGTCCAGGCCGCCGCCGGATACCGACGCCGGCGGCCGCGGCGCAAACCCGCCGAACTGCCCATCCTCGCAAGGAGATCCGCATGACCGAACCAGCATCGCTCAACCAGCAGGTGGCGCCGTTCCCCGAGGCGCTGCAGCGGATCGTCGACAGCATCGAGTACCGGCCCGGCTGGCGATTCATGCTCGAGCACGTCGACCGCGGGCAGGGCAGCGAGGGGCTCACCCTCAAGATCCTCAGCCTCGGCTACGACACCTATCACCCCGACCGCGGTGAGACGTACCGCGTCTGGCACTACATGCCCGTCCCGCCAGCGGCGTTTGACGAGCGCGCGTGGAAACGATGGGTGCTCGACCAGCTCCTACTCGTGGAGTCCCATGAGTGCTGCGAGTTCCTGCAGATCGGCGGCGAGCGGCCATTCGCACCGAACCACGGGCCCGGACGCAACCCGTACAGCATTCTCGAGCTCGGCGCCGATGACGACGCGCGCACCTCGTTCCGTGGCGAGCTCAAGGCTCCGCAATGAAACCGATCCGCCACGCAGGCTCGAACGTGCTGTACAAGGGCCCGACGCCGGAGATCGACGACCTGTGGTGCGAGCGCGTCGAGCCCGGGGAGATCCACACCGTGTGGGAGCTCGCCGACGAGGAGCGCGCGGCGATCGCCGCCGGCGGCCGCGTGGTGCTGATGATCCTCTCCGAGCCGATCCCGCCCGTCGCGCTCGGCGTGCTGGCGCCGGGTTCCTGCACGCCGGATGACCTCCCGGATGTCCTACCCGAGTGGATGTCGTGACGCCGGCGAACGTCGGCGCCGAGAACGACGCAGGCGACCCTCGCTTCCAACCTGGCGCGTACATCCGGGACGGCGGCGACCTCTACTGGGTGATCGGCGGGACGCTCGAGGCCGGCTTCGTCACCCTTCGAGCTGAGGATTGCCGCTCGGGCGATGATGTCCTCCTCGACCTGCAGCTCGTCCGCCATGGCTGCGAGCTCGTCCGTGCGGCGGGCGCGGCCGCGTGAGCGCCCACGCCCGGGCCGTTCTGCGCGCGATCGACGACGCGATCGCCGCACGCGACCGACACCCGACCCTGTTCGCCGCTCAGTTGCGATCCGACCGGTCCTGCCTGTCGCTGAGCCGGGCGCTCGCGACGTACAAGCAGGCGAAGCGCCCCGTCGGCGGTGCCCGCCCGGGCCATGACGAGGTAGAGCCGATCGACGACCCCGCCTGGCTCGAGCAGGAAGCGCGCCGCAGGGAAGACCGGTTCGACAAGCGGTGGCGCTCATTCGCCGCCGCGCGGCGGACCGCGCGGGCGGGCATGACCGCGCTCGAGCTGCACCGTCACGCGGCGGAGCGCCAGGCGAAGCTGTCGACCGTCGCGGCGGGGAACGTCGAGCCGTCCCGCGGCCGCCGCGATCCCGTCGGCCCACCAACGCAGCAGGTCCTCGACGATGATCCGATGTGGCGGGAGCACTGGCGGATCATTCGCTCACGCCTCGAGCGCGTCCACGAGAAGCTCGACGAGGCCGAAGGAGTCGGCACCACCGCGCAGTCGACGACGCTGCTGGGTGTCGAGAAGGACCGGATGATCATCGCTCAGGGCCGCGGGCTGAGTAACCGGGCGGTCGTCGACCTACTCGGGGAGGACATCGCCGGGACACCGGAGACCGTCCGGCGCGTCCGCCGGCGGTTGGGCTACGACAACAGCGGCCACGAGATCGAAGATGCGTCCGCTCCGCGGGCCGGTAAGCGAGGGCCATTTTGAGCGCCGTGCTACCACCTTCTGCTGCTGGCCGAACTGCGCCCGCACCCGGATCTTCCTTCGTGAGTGCTCTTCCCGCTTCCGGCCGACGCCCTCCCCAGCTCGACGATCTCACGTGGCTACGAGCACGGTATGAGCGCGACGGCGACATGGCGATCGCCTTAGATCTCGGTGTCTCCCGCAAGGCTGTGCGCCTCGCAAGGGAGCGCCTCGGCATCGCCTCACGCCCGGCGGGTCGCCCGCGCGGATCGTCGGTCACCTCGGTCATCCCGCCGATCGCGGGCTTCCGGCCGGCAGCGCTGCAGATCGCAGCGCGGATCGGTCGCCAGTCACGTCCCGGCGGGCCAGCCCCAACATACGATCTGCTGCTCGGTCGCCTCGTCGAGATCGACCGGGCGCGCCGCGCCGGCGACGTGCACGGTGAGGAGGACGCCTTGGTCGAGCTCGGCGCCGCCGCCGGCCTGGTCCTCGATCATCTCCGCAGACTGCGAGCGGCGTGATGGCGATATCCGTCCCGGCGGCCAACGCCCGGCGGCGCGCCAAGGCGAAAGCCCACGGTCGCACCACCGCCCACTGGCAGCGTGTCCGTGAAGAGGTCATCGCGCGCGACGGCGGTCGATGCCGGATGTGCGGACTGCCGGGACGGTCGGTTCACCTGGACCCAGCGCGCGGTGGTGATCATCGCAACGCGACCGCGGCTGACTGCGTGACGCTGTGCGCGCACCATCACGGGGTGGTGGACGCGCCGCGAGCGACCCGGAACCGGCCGGCCCCGGGGGGGTGGGGTGCTCGCGAACCAGGCGAGGGTCCTACGCGCCCCGCGCGCGTTTTTTTTCCCCCCCCTAAGCCAAAAAAGGCCGGTGGGGGATCGATGGTGGCCCGTGGTTACGGGCCTCGTCACTTCGCTCTGCGCCGCCGGTGGGAACGCCTGGTGCGCCGCGGCGGGGTGCTGTGCGCTCGGTGCCGCCGGCCGATCCCGGCCGACGCGACTCGTGAGCGATGCCCGGGCATCCTAGCCGCCGGCCGGGTCTGCGGCAAGCTCGGTTGCGGCTGGCATCTCGGTCATCACGACACCGACCGGTCCCGGTACACGGGCCCGGAGCACGCGTGCTGCAACGCGGGAGCTCCCCGCCGCGCCGGCGGGATGATCGCCACCGTCGTTCGCTCCTCGGAGAGGTGGTAGCCGGTGCGGGACCTGCACGTGCATCGTCATCGTCGTAACGCTCGGCGGCTGGGTGTCGCGTTCTGGCTGAACATCCTCTTCGCGGTCGTGTGGACGGTGATGCTGCCGATCACGCTCGCGACGGCGCTGAAGTCATCCGTCCCGTTCGTCGCGGCGATCAGCATCTACGCGCTGTTCCTCGGTCACTTCACCGGCGCGCTCGCGGCGCTGGCGGGGAAGGCGTCGAGCGAAACCGCCGCCGCGGCTCACATCCCAGACCCTCCCACCGACCGGCCATAGCCAAGGAGCGCCGGGAATGCCCGCAGCCCGCAAGCCAGCGGCTAGGAAGCCCGCGGCGAGGAAGAAGCGTGATGGTCCGTGCGTGACGGCGCTGAAACGCGACCTCGCGAGGCTCCCGAAGGACCTCGCCGAGTCCGCGGTCGCGGCGTCCGCGCTGGTGATGGCGAAAGGACTGGACACGCGCGCGTCGCTGGCGGCGAAGAGCGCCGCTCAGCGCAGGTTGCAGGAGGCGATGGACCGGCTGAGGGAGCTGGCGCCGCCCGCCGCGAGCAAGGACGGTGTCGATGTCCTCAACGATGAGTTCACCGCCCGGCGGGCCAGGCTCATCGCTGAGGGGGGCGCAAGAACCAAGAATTAGAGTCGTCCCCGCGTACGTCTCCTCGGCGGGGCGGGAGGCGATCGAGCTCTGCGCGCTCGCGGGACTTCACCTCGACGAGTGGGAGCAGCTCGCTCTCTGGGACATGCTCGGCGAACGCGCTGACGGGAAGTGGGCGTGCTACGAGTTCGGGCTCGTAGCCCCACGGCAGAATGGGAAGGGGTCGTGCTTCGAAGCGCGGGAGCTGACCGGCCTGTTCCTCCTCGGCGAGGCGCTGCTGATCCACTCCGCGCATGAGCAGTCAACGTCGAGCGAGCATTTCCGGCGGCTGCTGAACCTCATCGAGGGCGTCCCCGAATTTGACCGGCGGGTGCTGAAGGCGCCGAAGGGGAAGGGGTCGGAGGCGATCGAGCTTCGCGGCGGCCAGCGGATCTTCTTCAAGACGCGGACGCAGGACGGCGGCCGTGGACTGACCGGCGATTTCGTGGGGCTCGATGAGGCGATGAAGCTGCGCCGCGCGACGATGGGCGCGCTCGGGCCGACGATGGCAGCCCGGTCGATCATCGGCAACCCGCAGATCATGTACGGCGCGTCTGCCGTCGACGCGGAGAAGGACGAGCACGGGCTCGTGCTCGCACGCGTCCGGGAGCGAGCGCTCGCCGGCGCCGTCAGCCGCCTCGGCTACCACGAGTACTCATGCGACGGTGACGATCCCGGCGCTGTGCCTGAAGAGATCGCGGGTGACCCGAAGATGTGGGCGCAGGCGAACCCGGGTCTCGGGATTCGGATCAGCCTCGAGTACATCGCGGACGAGCGGAACCTCCTCGACGCGCGGACGTTCGCTGTTGAGCGCCTCGGGATCGGTGATTGGCCTGACACCGGCGACGAGTCCGAGCGGGTGATCGCCCGCGAGGCATGGAACGCGTGCGCGTGCACGGATGAGAGCAAGCGGATCGAGGGTGTGAAGACGTTCGCCGTCGACGTGAACCCGTCCCGGACGTGGGGATCTGTCGCGGTCGCGGGCCGACGCGACGACGAGCTGCTGCACATCGCGATCGTGGAGCACAAGCGCGGGACGGGCTGGCTCATCCGCAAGAACCAGGACGGCACCTACGCGGGCCTCGTCGTCGACCTCCACGAGGCGCATCCGGACTGCCGGTGGGTGATGGACGAGCGCGGGCCCGCGGCGAACCTCATTCCGATGATGAAGGAAGCCGGCCTCGAGGTCATCGAAACGTCAACCCGCGATTACGCGAACGCGTGCGGCGGGTTCTACGACGCCGTCGACCAGGCGCGCGTGCGGTGGCCGGTCCCTCAGCCCGACCTTGACGATGCGCTCGCGAGCGCTCGCACGACAACCCTCGGGGACGCGTGGAAGTGGGCGCCCAGGTCGTCGACGAGCGCGGACATCACTCCTCTGGTCGCGGCGACGCTCGCTCTGTGGGGCGCCGAAACGCAGGACCCCGACGACCACCTCGAGCCGCTGATGGCGTGGCGGTGAACCAATCGAAAGGACGTGAGCGCGATGGCCGAGATCAACCTCGAGCGCGCGACACGCGAAGTCGCCGAGCACGACACCCAGCGCGTCCCGCAGCTCGCGGAGGACGAAGTAGTGGTAGTCGCCGGGGTGGACGTCGACGCGCTCGAGCGTGAGCTCGCGCGGCGAGCAGCTCGCCGCGCCAAGATGCAGCCTCGGTTCCGCGCGTGACCCGCCCGCAGCTGCTCGCCGCGGTCACCTGCGCCGCCGGCGCGGCCCTCATCACCGCCGGACTGGCGCTGATCTACCCGCCGGCTGCGTTCATCGCCGCCGGCGGCGCCGCGCTCGCCGCCGGTCTCATCCTCGACTTCGAACCGCCCGCCCGGCGAGGTAGGAGGTGAGCAGCCTCCTCAGCACCATCCGCAAACGCTCAGGGTTCCGCGCCACCGACGGCCTCAGCCTCGACGAGTGGATGTCGTACTTCAACTTCAACGGGCTCAACTACGGCTTCAGCGAGTTCGGCGGCACCCTCGGCGGGAACCGCGAGGAGATCGGCTCGAACTTCATCGGGGTCGCGCAGGGCGCCTACCGGTCGAACGGGATCGTGTTCGCGTGCATGCTCGTCCGGATGATGCTGTTCTCCGAAGCGCGGATGCAATACCGCCGGCTGCGGAACGGCCGGCCGGGTGACCTGTTCGGCACCGCGGACCTGCAGATCCTCGAGCAGCCATGGCAGAACGGCGCCACCGGCGACCTCCTGTCCCGGATGATCCAGGACGCCGACCTCGCGGGGAACTTCTTCGCGACCACGCGCGGCACCGGTGCGGGCCGGCGGATCCGGCGGCTGCGCCCGGACTGGGTCACGATCGTGATGGGCTCCCACTCCGACCCGGCGGTCACGAGCTCCGACATCGACGCTGAGCTCCTCGGCTACATCTACCACCCCGCCGGCGCCGGCGCCGGCGAGACCCCGCTGGTGCTGCTCCCCGAAGAGGTGTGCCACTTCGCGCCGATCCCCGACCCCCTCGCGAGCTACCGCGGAATGTCGTGGCTCACGCCGATCATCCGCGAGGTCATGTCCGACGGGGCGATGACGACGCACAAGCTGAAGTACTTCGAGAATGGTGCGACCCCGTCGATGGTCGTTTCGCTCGACCCGGCGGTGAAGAAGGACCAGTTCGAGCAGTGGATCGAGCTGTTCGAAGAGCGGCACGTCGGACCGCTGAACGCCTACCGCACCCTGTACCTCGGCGGCGGGTCGGACGCGAAGATCGTCGGGAACACCCTCGAGCAGATCGACTTCAAGGTCGTGCAGGGCGCGACCGAGACGAGGATCGCCGCGGCCGCGGGCGTCCCTCCGGTCATCGTCGGCCTCTCCGAAGGCCTCGCCGCGGCGACATACGCCAACTACGGGCAGGCGCGCCGGCGGCTCACCGACGGGACGATGCGCCCGCTGTGGCGGAACGCCGCCGGGTCATTGCAGACACTCGTGCCGCGCCTCCCCGACGCCGAGCTCTGGTACGACGACCGTGACATCGCGTTCCTCCAGGAGGACCAGATGGACGACGCGACGATCAAGCAGACGCAGGCCGCGACGATCAAGAGCCTGATCGACGCCGGCTACAAGCCCGACAGCGTCGTCAACGCCGTCGCGAACGGCGACTTCAGCCTCCTCGTTCACACCGGCCTGTACAGCATTCAGCTGCAGCCGCCCGGCACCACCTTCGCTCCGACCGGCTCCCCGAACGACGTGAGTTCCCGAAACGGGAACGGCAACGCGCCCGCGGGTGCCCGCACCGGCCGCTAGGGCAGATATCCGCGCTGTCGCGCTGCCGTGGTCCAGCGCGATCTCCCTCGCTCGGGCACGTCGCCGCGCTTCCGCTGCCGTCCGGCACGCGCGGCAGTCGCGATAACCATCGGGACGGATGTAGGTGTTCGCCGCATTGAACGGGTGACCATTCGTGCAATGCGTCTTCGCGGCGTTGATGCTGGTCAGGGTATGCCTTGATCCTCTGAGGTTGGTGCGCCGGGTGGCGTCGCGTAGGTGCGCGGGATTCACGCAGCGCCGGTGAAGACACGCGCCACCCGGGCACGCCGGATCGTGGTTGTGGCATTCGTGGTCGATATCGCCCACTGGCATCTCACCGTAGGTCAGCAGCCACGCGATTCGATGCGCCGGTTGTGGCCGTTTGCCGAAGCCGATCTGTCCGTAGCCCGCCTCCACTAGGGAGGCCGTCCAGGGCCAGCAGTCATCCGGCCCGCGCACATCGACCTTGCTCCAGAAGCGATCCGCGAGGGGCATCACCGGGCGAGCCTTCATCTTGGCGATTGTCTCCGGTGCCCGCGGCTTTCCCTTTGGCCAAGCCATCTTAATCATTGTACATCCCGGGCGGGCGACGCTGGCTGCGCCGAACCGCAGAAATGCCGAAAGTAGGGTGATTCCGATTTCGCAAATTCAGCACGAAGACGCAGCCGTTGCCGCCACAGAGACGATCGACACCGTCACCGTCAACGTGCACACCGACGTGGACACAGACGTGCTCGCAGACGTGCTCGACCGCGCGACCGGCAGTCAACTCCACGCACGGCCACAGTCGCCGGATAAGTCGACGCCCGACACGATGGACGCCTCCGATGAGGATCGGCCGGCGGTGCTGTGCCGCAACTGGGCGATCGTCCCCGGCGCGCTCCGCGAGCTCACCGCCCAGCTCACGCCGGCGGCGCGCGTTGACCCGTCGGCGATCATCTCCGCCGGCGACCAGCACCACGACGGCACGGGTGTGGGCGAGGACGCGGCGCGAGTCGCGATGTTCCAGCGCCGATCCGCGGGGACACGCGCGGCGACGCAGGCCGGCGGTGAGATCGCGATCCTTCCGCTCCGCGGCACGATCCGCCCGCGCGGGTCGTTCCTGAGCATGCTGTTCGGCGGCGGCGGCGGCCTGCAGAGCTTCCGGGAGGCGTTCCGGGAGGCGGTCGCGGATACCAACGTCGAGGCGATCGTGATCGATATCGACTCGCCGGGCGGCCTGATCGACCTGGTGCCGGAGGCGAGCGCGGAGATCCGCGCGGCGCGCGGCACCAAGAAGATCGTCGCGGTCGCGAACACCCTCGCCGCCAGCGCCGCATATTGGATCGCCGCGCAGGCCGACGAGCTCGTCGTCACCCCTTCGGGCATGGTCGGCTCGATCGGCGTGTTCACCATCCACGAGGACTTCTCGAAGATGGAGCAGATGATGGGGATCAGCACGACCCTCATCAGCGCCGGCGAGTACAAGACCGAAGGCAGCCCCTACGGGCCGCTGTCGAAGGGCGCGCAGGCTGCGCTGCAGGACCAGGTCGACCAGCTGTACGCAATGTTCACCGGCGCGGTCGCCGAGGGGCGTGGCGTGAAGCAGGAGGCCGTCGCGGCCGGATACGGATCCGGCCGGATCGTGCTCGCCGGCGACGCGCTGCAGATCGGAATGGTCGACCGCGTCGAGACGCTCGAGGACACCCTCGCGCGTCTCGGGTCAACCCAAGACGACGGTGAAGGGGATGACAGCGCTCCGGCGCTGGATGACGAGGGGGACGACGACCTCGACCTCGCGGCGACAGTCCCATCAACGGCGGATAGCTCCGGGCCCACGACGGTCCCGCATGGCTATCTGTATGGCGAGGCGCGGCGCGAGCAGCCGCCCTGGCGAATCTAGTCCCGATCCACGAAAGGATCAACGATGAAGACCAAGATAGAGCTGCTCGCACGGATCACGGAACTCAAGGACCGGATCATCGAGCTCGACAAGCAGTACGAGGGTGCGCTGATCGACCCCGAGTCCCAGGACGGCAAGGAGTGGAACGCGATCAACGCCGAGCATGACCAGGCGCAGGCGATCGTCGCGCAGATGGACGTCCGCGCGGAGCGCGTCGGTGTCATCTCCAAGGTCGCGGCGAACCGTGAGGAAGGTGCCAGCTTCCACGTCGGCCGGCCCGGGGTAGCGCGCGGCGAGGACATCTACGACCTGAGCACCATCCGCTCGTCGGTCGCGACCCCCGAGGCTGCCCGCCTCGAGATGCACGACCGTGCCAAGGCGGCGATCGAGGCCACCCAGTTCCCGCTCGCGGGGGCACCCTCGAGCCAGAAGGGCGAAGGAGCCGGGAAGCGTCCCGACCAGGACGCGATCCGCGCTCACGTGGAGAACCTCCTCGTGAACTGCGACAACGAGGCCGGTGACCTTGCACGCCGCATCCTCGCGACCGGGAGCCCGACCTACCAGCGGGCGTTCGGGAAGGCGATCCAGGGGCTGCCGCTGCAGGGCGCCGAGTTCTCGGCCCTGTCCGTCGGCACCGGCTCAGCCGGCGGGTTCGCCGTCCCCTACGTCCTCGACCCGACGATCATCCCGACGTCCGATCAGGCGGTGAACCCGTACCGGGCGATCTCGCGGATCATTCCGCTCGTCGGATCGAACGAATGGCGCGGAGTGACCTCGGCAGGTGTCACCGCTCACCGCCGCAACGAGGGTGACGAGTCCGCCGATGACTCGCCGACGCTCGCTCAGCCGACCGTCCGCCCGCAGCGGGTCGACGTTTTCATCCCGTTCTCCATCGAGCTCGAGCAGGATTGGGCCAGTATGGCTTCGGAGCTCGCCCGTTTGATCCAGGACGCCAAGGACGTCGAGGAGGCCACCTCGTTCACGGTCGGGAACGGCACCGCGCCGAACCCGGAAGGCCTCATCACCAACCTCGCGGCCGCAGGCACGACCACGGTCGTGAAGACGGGCGCGACCGCGACATTCGCGTCGACGGACCTCGACCTCGCCGAGGAAGCCCTCGGCCCGAGGTTCCAGGCGCGTGCGCAGTGGGTCGGGCAGCGCGCGACGTACAACCTCACGCGTCACTTCGCGACGAACAACGGCCCGGACCTGTGGGTCCGGATCGCCGAGGGACTCGCCCACGGTGGCAACACCGGGCGGACGCTCCTCGGGTACGCCGCGAACGAGGCGTCCGCGATGGACATCGGCACCGCCACCGGGAAGAACCTACTGGTCCTCGGTGACTTCAACTACTTCGCGATCATCGACCGGATCGGGATGCAGATCGAGCTGGTGCAGCACCTCTTCGGCTCGAACGGACGGCCGACGGGCCAGCGCGGGTTCTACGCCTTCTGGCGCAACACCTGCAAGGTCCTCAGCCCGAACGCGTTCGCGCTCCTCCAGAGCCGCTGACACGGCAGCCAACTGCGCCGCCGCGGGGACGGCCCCTTTCACCGGGGTCGCCCCTCGCGGTGCGCGTGCCGAACCGGAAAGGAAGTGAGCCCGGATGGATATCTACCAGGCGAAGCACGGCTTCGCGACGGAGGACCCCGCCGGCGTCAGGGTCCACGTCGCGCACGGTGACACAGTCCGCGAGGGGCACTGGCTGCTCGCGCAGGTCCCGGACGCGTTCGCGCCGCTCGCGGTGACGTTCGACGTCGAACCGGCACCCTCGGGTAAGGGCAAGACGCCCGCAGCCGCCGGCGCCGCCAGCTGAGGTCGCGCATGCTCAAGGTGCTGTGGCACTCAACGGCTCCATGGTCAGGCACCGGGTACGGGCAGCAGACGCGGCTGTTCACCCCGCGAATCCGCGACCTCGGGCATGACGTCGCGATCAGCGCCTACTGGGGGCTCGATGGTGCCGCGATCAGCTGGGAGGGAATGAAGGTGTTCCCCGGCGACGAGCAGTGGGGAAACCGGTCGTTGCCGCTGTATGCCGACGTGCACCAGGCGGAGGTCGTGATCACGCTGATGGACGTGTGGGTGCTCACGAGCAAGAAGCTCTCCGACCTCCCGTTGGCGTGCTGGGTGCCCGTCGACCATCAGCCCACCCCGCCGCGCGTCCTTCAGTTCTTCGAGAAGACCGGCGCGCGGCCGATCGCGATGTCCCGCTTCGGGGAGCGAATGCTCACCGACGCCGGCCTGGACCCCCTTTACGTCCCCCACGGCGTCGACACCACCGTCATGCGCCCCCGGCCGGAGAACAGGGCGCGGACCCGCCGGCAGCTGGGGCTACCGGAGGACTCGTTCATCATCGGGATGGTCGCGCAGAACCAGGGCAACGCGCCGCCGCGCAAAGCATTCCCGCAGGTGTTCCAGGCATTCGCCCGCTTCCGCGAAAAGCATCCTGACGCGTACATGTTCCTGCACACCGACCCCTCAGGCGTGGGGATGAAGTCGGGGGTGTCGCTGCCGCTGCTCGCCGAGGCAGTCGGCCTTCCCGAGGACTCGATCCGGTTCACCGGCTCGGTGCAATACGAGCTCGGGATGCAACCGCAGGACATGAGCGACCTCTACTCCGCGTTCGACGTGCTCGCGAACCCGTCCTACGGTGAGGGGTTCGGGGTGCCGATCATCGAGGCGCAAGCATGCGGCACCCGGGTGGTGGTGACGGACTGCACCGCGATGAGCGAGCTCGTCGGCGACGGCTGGGCCGTCGGCGGCGACCCGTGGTTCAACGCGCCGCAAGGCGCATTCTGGAAATGCCCGGCTGTCGGAGAGATCCTCGCCGCGTTCGACGACGCGTACGAGCAGCGCGGGCACGGCCCGTCGGCCGCGGCGCGCGCCTTCGCGCTCGAGTACGACGCCGACCGTGTCCTCGAGGAGTACTGGAAGCCCGCGCTCGCCGAGCTCGCCGCAACACCGGCGGCACTGATGAAGGCGTGCGCGTGATGATCCTCGGGACGATCGGGACGGTCCTCATCGTGATAGCCGCGGTCGCGCTCACGGCCGCCGTCCTGCTGCTCCTCGAGGCCCGCGACACCGGTGGCCACGCCGTGCCGTACGAGCCGGGCAGCCGCGAATGGATTCGCCGCATGAACCTCGACGAAGAACAACAACCCGCCACCGCCGGCGCGGTCGAGCGAAAGGCGATAGCCGATGACCCCGAACGATGAAACGATTCATCTCGGCGACAGCACCATCCGCAGGCCCCTGGACGCCCTCGGCGCCGGCGAAGTCCCCGCCGGCTGGGTACCCACCGCCGACGGCCAAGGCGGCTGGGCGTGGGGACCGGCTCCCAACGGGGGGTCAGCAGACGGCGTCCCACGCATCGTCAAGTGCCCATTCGCGTTCGACACGCCCGGCATTCTCACGGGAGCCGCGCTATGGACGCCAGCAGTCGGCGATCTGCTCATCGACGCGTGGCTTGACATTGTCACCGCATGGAACGGCACATCACCCATCGGCGATTTCGGCGTGTTCAACGATGGACCGCCCGCCCTCGGCATTTACGCTGGTGCCTGCGGCGCGGCCGCCGACATGACCAACCAAGATGGCGGCGTCGTTGGTACCGGCACCGAGATCGGCCAGCACCAGAGCGTCCTGTCGGCATTCAACACGCTCAACACTGCGACCTCCTACCTCGAGGTGAGCGGCACCGCGCTTGTGCACAAGACGATCGTGCCCGCGGACGACATATCCGGCCGCATCATTCCTGGAGCGTTCCTCACCACCGACCCCATCAAGTTCTGCGTATCCCAGGACGGGACGCCAACCGGTGCTGATCCCGGCGCGACAGCAGGCGAGGCGACCCTCTACCTCACCGTCGCCACGCCAGCCGCGGGCTGAACCACGGGGGAGCGAGAAGCCGCAGATGACGGGTCTCACCATTTTGTGTGTCACGAGGTTCGACGCGCACGCTGAGCCGTTCGTCGTTCGCATGGCCGACCAGGCAGCCATGCTCGGCGCGGGGTTCGTGCTCGGCGCGGACGGGCCGCCGCCCGCCTGGGTTCCCGACACGGCGCACATCGTCGCGTTGGCGTCTGGCGGGTTCATCGAGTCGGTGCTCGATCAGGCGGTCGCGGCATGCCCGGACGGGTACATCCTCCGCGTCGACGACGACGAGCAGCTCAGCAGCCCGCTGTTCAGGTGGCTTGAGCGGGGCGGGTACCTCGAGCATGATCATTGGGCGTTCCCGCGGATGCACCTCTGGCCCGACGCCGAACACTACGTGACGTCCCCGCCGCTGTGGCCCGATCTCCAGACGCGCCTCAGCGTGAAGGCGCTCGCGGGTCAGCGCCGGCGGATCCACGAGGGCAGCCCGTTCGGCACCGGGCGGCTCGCCGAGGGGATCGCGATCGAGCATCACAAGTTCCTGGTACGACCACTCGCCGAGCGCGAAGCGCTGCTCGATCACTACGAGGCCCTGCAGCCCGGCGCCGGCGGCCAACAGTTCGACGCCTTCTCGCTCCCCGAGCGCTACGAGAGCTACTTCCTCGAGGGGATCGAGACGGTCCCGCGGTGAACGCGAAGGCTGCCCGGCTGCTCGAGGCGCTGGCCGGCCTTCCCCGCGGCGCCGTGATCGTCGAGATCGGGTGCGCGCGCTTCGCAGAGGAGCGCTCGAGCGACGGCTTCAGCACCGTGCATCTCGCGCACGCCGCGCTCGAGCACGGGTGGGAGCTCCACAGCGTCGACTCAGACCACCACGCGGTCCTCATCGCCGAGGCGCTGACCGGCGCCCTGCCGTGCACCGTCCACCACTCAGACGGCGCGGTCTGGCTCGCGGCCGGCCCGCCGATCGATGGGCTCTATCTCGACGGGGACTCAATCCCCGAGCAGGCCCTCGCGCAGTACCGGGCGGCACATCTCTCGCCGGGCGCGGTGATCGTGGTCGACGACGTGCAGCCGATCGGCGACCATGGGCGCGGAAAGGGCGAGCTGCTGCTCGACGTCCTCGCCGGCGACGGGTTCACCGTCACGATCGCAGAGACCGAGCCGGGCTACGAAATGGCGGTCGCGAGCCGATGAAGGTGGAGCTGCCGCACCTCGACGTGATGTGCCTCACCGCATGCAACCTCAAGTGTGTCGGATGCACCAACCTCATGGGAGCCGTCGCGATGGAAATCTGGGCCGCCGCGGAGATCGAGCATGACGTCGCCGCGGCGGCGGAGGTCATGCACGCCGAGGTTGCGTGCCTGCTCGGCGGGGAACCGACCGCTCATCCTGACCTGGTGCGGCTGATGCGCTTCACCGCCGGGAGCGGCCTCGCCGAGCGGGTGCAGGTCCTCACGAACGGGATGCGCCTTCACCGGATGAGCGACGAGTTCTGGACCGAGCTCGACTGGCTGAAGATCAGCATCTACCCCGGGCGCACACCACCCGAGAACGTCGACCTCGCGACCACCCGCCAGCGCGAGCACGGATTCGAGCTCACCTTCTACGACGTCGCGTCCGATCCGTTCCGCGCTGTCCTCACCGACCGGGAGCGCTCCCCGCAGAGCACGCAGGCGGTGTATGACGGCTGCTGGTATCGCACGTTCACCCGCAAGCTCGAGCGCGGCTACTTCTACCGGTGCTGCACCTCACCGTCGATCTCCCAGACGATCCTCGGCCTCGGACCTGACGCGGACGGCATCACCCTCGACGGGCTCACCCCGGAGGCGCTGACAGCGTTTCTGGATCGGCGGGAGCCGGCGCGGTCGTGTGCCCGCTGCCACGGTCATCTCGGCCCGCGGCTCCCCGAGTGGTCTGAGGAGCGCGGCCGGGAGGCGTGGCTGCACGCGTCGACCGTTCCCGCGGGTTCCTGAGCATCGAGAAGGGCGGCCGTTGAATGGCGAATGAGTATGCGAACCTGAGCGCGCTGAAATCGACGCTCGAGCTGACCGGCGAGACGTTCGCCGACGCCGACCTGTCATTGGGGTTGAGCGCCGCGAGCCGCGCGATCGATGACATCTGCGAACGCAGGTTCTGGCTTGACGCAGACGCGACCTCGGTGAGGTATTACACGCCGCAGCGCAGCTGGCGGCTCCTCGAGGTTGATGACCTCGTGACGTTCACGTCGCTCGAGACCGACCCTCACGCCGACGGGACGTTCCCCGACTCGTGGACGCTGAACACCGACTTCGTGTTCGAGCCGTTGAATGCCGTCGCGGACGGGGAGCCGTTCACGATCATCCGGGTGCACCCGAAGGGGCGGTTTCGCCTGCCGGGCAGCCAGCCCGGGGTGCTGGCCGGCACGACCCTCCCGCGGTCGGTGAGGGTCACCGGCCGGTTCGGCTGGGCAGCCGTCCCGGACGGCATTCAGCAGGCGACGGTGATCCTCGCGAGCCGCCTCGCGCGGCGCTCGAGGGAGGCTCCGTTCGGGATCGTGGGTTTCGCGATGGAGGGCGGCTCATCCGCCGCGTCGCTCGCCCGCAACGACCCGGACGTGATGATGCTCGTGAAGCCGTTCATCCGGTCGCTGGTTTTCTGAGATGCCAACCGACCTCACCGCGATCCGCGAGGGTCTCGCGGCGAACATCGCCGGCCTGACCGGCATTCAGACGTCGGCGTATCTCCTCGCGAACCCGACGCCGCCGGCAGCGGAGATCGAACCCGGCCCGATCGACTATGACAAGGCCTTCGCACGGGGCCTCGATGACTGGCGGTTCCTCGTGCGGGTGTTCGTGGGGCTCACGAGCGACATCGGCGCTCAGAAGCGCCTCGATGTGTTCCTCGCACCGTCGGGGGTGAACAGCATCAAGGCGGCGATCGAGTCCGACCCGCAGCTCGGCGGGGCATGCGATGACCTGCGAGTCATGAAGTGCACCGGCTACAAGCTGTTCGTCCGAGAGGTCACGAGCGCGGGTCGCGGGTCGCCGTTGGGGCCGCTGATCGGCGCGGAATGGACAGTCCAAGTCCTCGCGGAAGGAGCCTGATGAAAAGAACAGACCACACGCGGAACCCGACCCGCCCCAGGGTGTATCGCGTGACCGGCCCGCAAGCCGTTCACGACACCCGGCCGGGTGACACGTTCACGGCTGTGCTGGACCCCGGCCAAGAGGCATTCCTTGTCACGGTCGGTCACATCGAAATCGTCGGGCGTCCGTCCGACGGGACTACCGAGAGCGCGGACAGCGCCAGGCAAGGAGAGCAACCATGAAGCTGATCCTCAAGGACGCGGACATCAAGATCAACGGCGTCGACATGTCGGACCACATCAACAAGGTGACCGTGATGACGACGTTCAACCAGGTGGACGTCACGGCGTTCGGCGCGAGGTACAAGGAGATCGGGCAGGGCCTCGGGGACGCGTCGATCACCTGCGACTTCTTCGCGGATTTCGACGCGTCATCCGTCGATCAGACGCTGTGGCCGCTGTCGCAGAGCGGGTCGATCTTCCCCGTCGTGGTGAAGCCGACGTCGGCGACGGTGAGCGCCACCAACCCGACGTACACGATGCTCGCGGTCCTGTCGAACTACAACCCGATCGACGGGTCCGTCGGCACGGCGTCGGTCACCAGCGTGGTGTTCTCCAACGCCGACCAGTCGGGCGTTGTCCGCGGCACGGCGTGAGCGATCAGACGATCGTCCGGTTCAGCGGCCTGCGGGAGCTCGACCGGGCACTCGGCCGGGCTGACAAGGACCTCCGCACGATCCTTCGCCGCGACCTGAAGGAGGTCGCGGACGTCGTCGCCGTCGAGGCGCGGCAGATCGCGCAGAGCAAGGGCATGGTCCGCTCCGGCGATCTCGTCCGGCTGATCCAGCCGTTCGCGCTGGTCCGCGGCGCCGGTGTCCGCTCGAGCGCGACGCATCGCGGCTACCGGTATCCCCGCCGCCTGGAGTTCGAGGATCGCGGCAGCAGCGAGTACGGCCCGCACGCCACGCTGCTGCCGGCGGTCGAAGCGAAGAAGGGTGAGGTGTACGCCAAGGCGGAGCTGCTGCTGGACCGGTTGATGGTCGACCTCGCGAGCTAAAAGGAGTCTCATGCAGATCAAGGTTGGTTCGACGCTGTACCCGTTCCCGACCCGGCCGATGGAGCTCGGCGACCAGCGGCGAATGAAGCGCGAGTACGGGATCGTTCCCGGCCGCGACGAGCTCAACTATCTCGACCCCGATCATCTCGCCGCGTTCCTCTACGCGGCGATGCGCGAGGCGGACCCAGAGATCTCCGGTGAGAAGCTCGTGTCGCGGATCGATCGCATCCGCACGATCGACATCGTCGGCGACGACGGCGAACCGCCCGCGGCTGATGGCGACACGCCAGACCCTACGCCGGCCGCGGCGCCGGCCGCGGCGGCCGCCGACGTTTCGAGCTAGGCGACGATCCGCGGGAGCTGTGGGGCCCGTGGATCAGCGAGCTGTACGGCATCAGGCCGTGGGAGATGGGCCGGCTGACAGCCGGCGAGTACGAGCGGCTGACTGAGGACCTCGACGAGAAGAACGCGCGGGCTGCCGGGCATTAGAGAGGGATGGGGGGTGATGGCTGGTGACTGAGCGTGCGCTGGTCGTCAACTTCCTGGGTAACACCGCGGGGCTCGAGGCGGCGCTGAAGCGCGCGTCGACGCAGCTGAACGGGTTCCAGACGGCCGGGGCGGGGATGCAGAGCCTCGGGCAGTCGATGACGAGGAACCTGACGGTCCCGATCCTCGCTGTGGGCGGCGCGGCGGTGAAGATGGCGGTGGACTTCCAGTCCTCGACTGAGAGGCTCCGTACGCAGGCGGGCGCGACGCAGCATCAGGTTGACCTGCTGCGGCAGGGGATGCTGAGGATGAGCGGGTCGCTCGGCACGACTCCTGAGCAGCTGTCGACCGGCATGTATCACGTCGTGTCGTCGATGAACGCGGTGCTCGCGCCGACGCAGCGGGTGTCGGGGGAGCTGCAGATCCTGAAGTACTCGGCGGAGCTCGCGAAGGTCGGCGGGTCTGACCTCGAGGAGACGTCCTACGCGCTGGCGTCCGCGATGAACGCGTTGCATGCGCCGATCTCCCAGACGGGGAAGGTCGCGGCGCAGCTCAACGCGATCGTCGGCGCGGGCGACATGACGATGAACGACCTGATCGAGGCGTTCAAGTCGGGGATCGTGCCGGGCGCGCACGAAGCGGGCCTGTCGTTGCAGTCCCTTGGTGCGGCGATGGCGGTGATGGGCGACATGGGGATGCGCGGGTCGTTGGCCGGGACGAGGCTGCGGATGTCGATCGCGCTGCTGTCCTCACCGTCGGCGGCGGCCGCGAAGGTGCTCGACACGCTGGGGTTGACGGCGAAGCAGGCGACGAGCACCAGCGACGCGATGTCGATCGCGCTGGAGAAGGCCGGGTTGCGAACCACGCAGCTCGGCGCGGATCTGAAGAAGCCCGACGGGCTCGCGGTCGCGTTGAAGGACCTGAACGATCATTTGCGGGAGTCGGGGTTGACGGCGACGGGCGCGGCGGCGGTGATGAACAAGGCGTTCGGTGGCGGCCGGATGGGCGCGACGATCACGCTGCTCGCTCAGAACACCGACCGGCTGGGTATCAAGTTCGCTCAGATCGGGACTACCACCGGCCAGTTCGGCGCGGATTGGACAGCAACGACGGAGACGGCGTCGTTCAAGTGGCATCAGATGATCTCGACCGTCGAAGCGGACGGGATCAGGCTGGGTAACACAATCCTCCCGACCGTGCTGAAGATCGGCGATGACGTCGTCAAGGACGTCGACAAGATCGCGCACGCGTTCACGTCCCTCCCGAAGGGGGCGCAGGACGCGATCATCACCGGCGGCCTGGTCCTCGCGGGGATCGGCCCGGCGATGAAACTCCTCGGGGTGTTCACCGGCGGCGTCGGGAAGCTCTGGCAGATCTCCGAACGACTCAACGCGTGGGGCGCCGGGTCCGCCGACAGCACGCTCTCGTCGGGTGCGGCGAGGCAGGCGATGTCGTCGGTCGGGACGATGACCGTAGGGACGCTGATCGCGAAAACCAGCGTCGGCAGCGTCGGCGCGAGCGGCTACCCCCTCGGCGGGCCGACGTCGACCACCACACGCCCCTACACCCTCCCGGCGACACTACCGGCCGCGATCCCCGCGACAGTGCCGGCGGCGGAGACCGCCGCGATCGAGACGAGCATGAGCACGAGCCTGATCGCGAGCGTGAGATCCGGGCTCGGGACGGCGCTCGGTCATGGCCTGCAGGGCGCGATGATCGCGGGTGTCGGGTCGATGGTGTCGACCGCGGTCGGCGCTGCGATCCACGGGGCCGTCGGGAAGGCGATCAGCACCGTCGGCACCGACGCCTCGATCGGCGCCGGGCTCGGACGGATCTTCGGGCCCGAAGGGACCATCCCCGGCGCGCTCGCCGGCGCGCTCGTCGGCGGCATCACCACGTTCATCAACCAGGACGCCGAGGCGCAAGGCAAGAAGTGGGCGGACAAGTTCACCGCGAGCCTCCCCGGGAAGCTGACCACAGCCACCCAGGACGCGCTCGCGAAGGGCGCCGCCGCCGCGCCGCCGCCGGCGGCGAACACCGCCGCGAACGCGAGATTTCAGACCAGCGCGCAGCACAGCGAAGCGGCAGATAGCCGCTTCAACTTCGGGTGGAAGCTCGGCAAGCAGGCCGGTGACGCGTTCACGCAATCGATGGGCGCCGTCATCCACCAGAGCCTCCCGGCGCTGATGGGGAGCATGGAAACGGCGCTGCATGACGTCCCGAAGAACGTGCAGGCCGCCGGCGCGCCGGCGGTGCAGGCCTGGCGTGACGAGGCCGCGAGGCAGATGCTCGCCTACGCGGCCGGGCTCGCGAAGAACGGCAAGCTGCCGCAGCACGCCGTCGAGAGCATGATCAAGGCGATGGAGTCGCAGTTCCCGGGGCTGAAGGCGTATCTGCAGAGCTCCGGTGAGGGGAGCGCTCACGCGATCGCGCAGTCGATGGCGCTCGCGGACGCCCAGAAGAACCTCCGGGGGGCGCTCGACGAGTTCCGCAAGCAGTGGAACTTCTCGTGGCAGCTCGCGAAGTCCACGAACGACAACATCCTCTCGAACACCACCACCGCGATGGGGGACCTGAAGGGCATCATCGCGCACGGCACCCACGATCAGCGACTCGCTGCCGAGGCCGAGTACAAGCTGCTGCGCGATCACGCCCAGGACGTCTGGAAGCAGATGGCCGCCGACGCGCAGCATGGTCTCGCTCACGCCGCGTCGGTTGCTACCGCGGCGCTGAGCAAGGTCACCTCCCTCTTCCACCCGGCAGCGCCGCCGGCGGCGCGGAAGGGGCATGAGCAGGGCGGGCTGGTGCAGTTCGGCCGGGCGGGCGACCGCGGGCGGGACACCATCCCGGTCGAGTTCGGCGGCGTGTCGATCCGCGTCGGGTCAGGAGAGGTCGGCGCTGTCCTGACCGCCGATCAGCAGGCGTTCCTGAACGAGCGCACCCAGGACGTCGGCGGCCTTCAGGGCGTCTTCTCGACGTTCACCCGGCCGCATTACATGGCTTCCGGCGGTCTGATGGGCCTGCGGCAGCCGGGTAAGCCGTCGAACGATCAGATGGCGGCGCTCGAGCTGCTGCATCGCGTGTGGAACGCGGCGCGGTCTGATCTCCCCGGCGCGCGCGGCTTCCCGGTCACGACGTTCTCGAACACCGCCGGCCTGTTCGAGACGGCAGCCGATCCGAACGGGCAACGCGAAGGCCGGTCGGTGCTCATTCCCAACTGGGCTGCCGATCTGATGATCGGCAAGAACGTATCGAAGATCTGGCCGGGCGTCGGGAAGCGCGACGCCCGCAACTCGATGCTGCAGGGCATCCTCCATGAATGGGCTCACTACCTCCAGGCGCCAAGTGTCCTGAACGCGGTGGGATGGGAATCGGAGGGCGGCGCGGAAGCGTGGACGGTGCAGTTCGCGAACGCGATCATGGCGAAGGCGGGCATCACGGGGTTCTCGATGCCGGGCCTGGGGTCCAACACGTTCGGGGCGTGGGTCAAGAAGGTCCGCAGCGACCTGGGTGAGGGCTGGGTTGACGTCGGGCAATTCACCGGCCGGATGCCGGACGGCACCCCCATCCCGAAACCCGGCGCGGCCGGGCCGAATGCGCCCTACGGAACGTTCGCGACCGGCGGGACGCTGCCGTTCGCCGGCACCTTCCACAACGGCGGGGTGATCCCCGGGCCGCTCGGCCGGGAGGCGATCGCCCGCGTCCGCGGCGGCGAGGTCATCACCCCCGCGTTCGCGACCGGCGGGATGGTGTGGGGAACGAACCCCACGACCGGCAAGCGCGTGAAGCACTCCAAAGAGGAGTGGCAGGACATCTGGGCGACCTACCATCACAACCACCCCACCACGTCGACCACCACCACGGCCGCGGCCGCCGCGGCGTCGGCGCAGGCGGGGAAGCTGCCGGCGGGTCTCGCGCAGATCCCCTCTCAGAGCACCACCGGTCAGATCCGGATGGCGCAGCTTCAGAACGCGCTGCAGGTCGCGCAGAACACCAACAGCACCGGCGGGCAGAAGAAGGCACTCACCGGCGAGGTCGCGCTCGAGCGCGCCTGGCTCGCCGAGGACAAGAAGCGCCTTGCGCAGATCAACCGGGCGCTCGACGGTCACCCCTCCCGCACGCAGCGCAGCACGCTGTCGCAGGACAAGCTCGCGATGCTGCAGGAAATCGGCGCCATCGAGGGGAACATCGGGTCCGCGAGCTCGTCGCTGCTGAACATCGCGACGGGCGGCTCGAGCGGCACCGGCACGAGCGCGTCCACCTCCCAGTTCGACCTTGCGCCCGCCGGCGGCGGCGTGAAGCTCCCCACCGCCTACGACGTCAGCAGGGTCGACCGGCCGCCCGCCCATCAAGGACTGTACGGGCAGCCCGCCGGGCCCGCACGGGTCGTCGCGTCAGGCGCCGGCGCCGCCCATTCGGGTGGAGCGCCGGCGCACGTCGTGAACAACACGCCGATCACTGTGTATGTGGCGCATGAGGGTGATGTGCCGAAGGTCGCGGATGCCATCGATCGGGCTACCGGCAGCCGCCTCCACGCCCGCCTGCGCAGCACCGGCCTCCGCGGAACATGAGCAGCCTCGTGACGTTCACCAACCCGGTGACGGCCGCATCCTACGCATGGGCGGCGAACCCGAACAGCGAGAACGCGGGGGTGAAGCAGCGGGCGATCGAGCGGACGTCGAACACCGGGAACGCCGGTGTGGTGAAGCAGCAGGGGGATGACGGGCCGCTGATCCTGGACTGGCAGGTGATCGTGCAGACCGCGGCGATGGAGACCGCCCTGTGGCAGTGGTGGCAGACCTCGAAGGTGCACACCATCTACCTGACCGACTGGGACGGCGAGGAGTACGAGGGGCAGATCATCCTGCTCTCCCGCCAGCGAATCCCGTCCGGCGGGCCGCGCACCGAGTACGCAACCTACGAGATGCAATTCGAGGTGTACCGCTTCATCTCGGGGGTTCTCGCGACTGCCGGCGTGACTCCCTGATGGGGTCCGTTCCCGCGCTCCTGAAAACACGGTGGGCGACCGGCGAGCTCGTCGGCGACGCCGCGCACTCCTGCGTGGTGCGGATCCGGCAGGGGTTCATGAACCATCTCTACCAGAGCCCGGACATGCTCGACACCACCCCCGGCCCGGTGGAGCAGGTGTTCCCGGTGATCTGGGGTGGGGACAACGGCGCGCCGTGGCAGGGGCAATGGGTGCCGACGGGCGACTGGATCACCCTCACGAACGTGCAGAGCGCGAACTGGGTGCGGAGCTTCACCGATAAGGGCGGCTCGACGCTCACCGTCGTGATCGACAACATCGCGTTCAACGAGCAGACCGGCGCCGCAGGCCTCTACCACTCGATCGACCGAGGCTGGTTCTCCCCGACCCGCGGGGTGACCGTGACATCCCGGCCGAGTCTGTGGGCCGCGAACGAGTGGGCGGACGTGTTCAACGGCGGCTATCAGGTCGAGCTGTGGGAGGGATACGGCATCGGCGCTGACGTCGAGCCCGTCCTCGACGACGCGACTGATCATTGGTCGGCGCCGGCGGCGAGCAAGACGTGGGTGGGGCTGATCGAGGATTGCGAGAGCGAGTCGCACCCTGATCACATCACCTTGACGTGCCGCGACTACTCGGTGCTGCTCACCGACCAGCGACTCATGGGGCAGAACAAGGCTCGCGAGATCCAATCGCCCGTCACGTTCGCCGCGGCCGGCAGCCCCGGCGCGGAAGCGAGAGGCCGGGTGCTCGTCACCGACGCGGCCGACATCGTCCGGATGATCCTGCTGTGGGCGGGGTTCCACGAGTTCCAGGTCCAGAACTTCGGGTGGAACATCCGCGCGCCGATGACGTGGGGGCAGGACGCGTTCTTCATCGACGTCATCGACGACGTCCTCGCGCAGGGGAACTACGTGTTCTTCTTCGACCCTCCGACCGACCATGACCTGTCGATCGGAGTGCCCGTCTTCCGGCCCCAAAGCGCGACGGCCCCGCCGCGGAGCACGATGCTGCAGATCCTCGATACCAGGCTCAGCGAGGCGCTGACGATCAAGTGGGACATGAGCAACCTCCCGTATGTGATGCGCTTCCGCGGCGCGATCTCCGGGACGGGGCAAACACTGTTCGCCGATCTCGTGAAGCGGTTCATGGGGACCTACTGGCCGCCATGGTCAGGCCACGATTACACCAACCTGCAGGGCAACAACTTCTCCGGGAACTATCCGACGGGGAGGGTCGCGGGGGTCCGCCGGCAGTTCTCGCAGACCGACCCGTCGCTCGAGTCGGTCGCGGAGTGCCTGTTTGCGTGCATCCTCGCCGCGATCCAGTACGCACTGCAGGCCGTGACCGGCACCTTCCAAGCACCCGGTCTCCCCGGCGTCGGCCTTGATCAGCAGATCAGCGTGATCGACGAGGGCACCGGCACGAACACCAGATTGTGGGTCGCGTCGGTCGAAAGTCAGCACACCCTCGGCCCGAACGGGTCGTGGCACATGATGGTCGGCGGGTCCGTTCTCGATACCGAGGACATGAACCTGATCGCCCAGGATTACTTCTTCACCTACCAGCGCTACGTCCTCGATCGGAACGGGTGATGGGACGCCCCGCAGGTCAGCTCGAGCGGTCCCTCGCAGCGCTGACGATCGGCATTCAGCACGGCACCGCGCAACGCAAGCGCGCGCTCAAGGACACCGTCACCGGCGAATATGAGCAGCAGGTGCACGTGCCGCTTGACGGGAGCGCCAACACGGGCTGGGCGTTCACCGACGCGGCCGTGCAGTGGGAGATGCCATTCCTGTACGCGCCGCTGCAACGCCGCGTGCCGTTCCCCGCACCTCACTTCACCTACGGCATCGAGATGACGGCCGGGAAGGGCGAGCTGGTTGTCATCCACGCGCACCTGGTCGGCTGGACAATCACCGACGCGCAATGGTATGTCGGCGCGACCGTCCGGTTCGCGGTATGCGCGCCGAACGCGCTCGCCGCGTCCCCCTTTTCAGCCGTGGGGCATCTTTCCTTCGAGGGGTACGCGACGATGGCCGAAACCGACGAGTTCGCGTAGGAGGCACCGATGACCCCCTCGAAAACCCCGTTCGCCGGGTATGAGCGACTCGCGCCCGGCGACTCGCTCGCCTCAGACGGGTACGCCTTCCAATACGAGAGTCCGGTTATCGCCGACCGGCTCGGGAAGCTCGGGGCGGTCACGCACCGCCACGACGCGCACGCGGCGATGGTCGATCCCACCGCCGCGGCGACAGTAGATCTCGCCGCGACAGGCGGGACCATCCCCGCGAGCCTCGCCATCCACGTCACATACACGCTGCAGGACGGCGCGGGCGGCGAGACCCTCCCGACCGACCCGGTGCTCGTCACCACCGACCCGGGATATCAGACCCCGGCTTCGGCGCCGACAGCCGCAGCGGACTATACGGCGGGGGTCATGCTCGCGGGGACGCCCCTCTACGGGGTCACCGTCGCTGACGGTGTCGGCGGGGAGACGACCCTCGGCCCGGTCGCGGCGGTCACGATCGATCCCGGGCATGCGAACGCGAGGGTGCTCCTCAGCGGCCTCACAGCGATCACGAACACGTCCTCGGGCGCGTCCGCGACGGCGGTGTGGCGGCTGTGGCGATCGGTGGACGGCGGGTCGACATGGAACCTGATGGCGACCGGCCCGTACTCCACCGACGCCTACATCGACGATGGGTCAAGCGGCGGTGACTGCACCGTCAGCCCGCCGTTGACCGGCACGACCGTCGGAGCGAACAAGCTGACCGTGACCGTGCCGTCGGTGGGGCAGCCCGCCGAGGCGACGTTCTTCTCGATCTACGCGAGCCGCACAAGCCAGTTCGTGGTGCCGTGCCTCCTCGGGACCTACCCCGTGTCGGACTTCGATACAGCGAAGGTCTTCACCGCGCTGACGCTCGGGCTTGGTGCCCCTCCGGCGGTCAGCTCGTGCTATCCCGGCGCGAACCAGATCGACCCTGACACCGATCTCCTGAACTGGTCGTGGAAGCAGCCCGCCGCGAGCTTCGCGGCGCTACCGAGCGTCGGGAACGCCGATGGCGACATGCGCGAGACGCTCGACACCCACACGCTCTACGTGTGGGATGCCGCCGCAAGCTTGTGGATTCCCGTCGGGCCGCCGCTCAGCGCCATCGTCGCCTACAGCGCCACCGTCACCCCAGCTCCCGCCGGAAGGAACCTCGCGCTGAGCATCGACGCGCTCACCGGGCCGGTTACGATCGCGAACCCGACCGGCACCGCGTTCGACGCGCAAACCATTCGCATCCGCCTGGAGCAGGACGGCACGGGCGGGCGGACCGTCACCTTCGGAACCGGGTACGCATTCGGGACCGATGTGACGGCGGCGCTGATCCCCTCTGCCGCGAACGCGAAGTGCGAGCTGCTGTTCAGCTACGACCCTACGAGCGCGAAATGGCGGGCGCTCGCAATCGCACGCGGCTTCTAACCGAGGCGTGCACAACCCTCTTTCTGACTGGAGATCTGGATGGCGAACATCGCGACCTACCTGGCTAACAAGCTCCTCGATCACGCCTGGGGTGTCACCTCGTACACCGAGCCGACGACGTATCTCGCGCTCTACACCGTCGCGCCGACGTCGTCCGGGGGTGGCACGGAAGTCTCCGGCGGCAGCTATGCCCGGCAGGCGCTCGCGGGGTTGATCGCCGCGGCGTCCGCGGCGGCGAACTCGAACAGCTCGGCGATCAACTTCCCGACGGCGACGGGGTCGTGGGGGGCGGTCGTCGCGGTCGGCGTCCTCGATGCGGCGACGTCCGGGAACCTGCTGATGTTCGGGAACCTGACCACATCGAAGACGATCGGATCCGGGGACACGTTCTCGATCCCGATCGGCTCCCTGACCGACGCGCTGAGCTAGCTATGGCGATCAGCGCTGACGCGACCGGCACACAGACCGCGGTGATCGGCACCGAGCACACTCTCGATGACGTGGCCGCGGCCGGCACGTACACGTTCCACGTCGATACCGTGAACATGGCCGCCGGTGATGTGCTCGAGCTTCGCGTCTATCAGATGGTCCTCACTGGCGGCACTCGCCGTGTGGCGTACTTCACGCGGTTCATGGACGCCCAGCCAACCGATGATCTGATCAAACTCAGCGTCCCGATCTCCAACGAGCTGACCGACGCCGGGGCGTTGCGGTTCACTCTGAAGCAGACCGCCGGCACCGGCCGCGCCTTTCCGTGGAAGGTGTTGAAGTTCGCGTGAGTGATTGGCCGTCTGACGTCGTCGACGAGCCGACCTTCGGGATTCTCTCGCCATGCTCGATCGGGTCACCCCTGTCGGACCTCATCGGCCTGGTGCCGATGACGACGACAGGGTCGGCGTGGCCGGTCGCGAACCTCGCGCTGTACCTGCCGATCCTCGTCCGCACGCCGGTGACCGCATTTCAGCTTGGCTGGCTGAACGCAGCGACCGTGTCGGGGAACGTTGACGCTGGGATCTATGACCGCAACGGCAACAGGCTCGTGAGCGCCGGGTCGACCGCGATGTCCGGAAGCTCCGCCATCCAGCTCGTCGACACGGCCGACACCACCCTGCCGCCCGACTTGTATTACCTCGCGATGGCGTGCGACAACACGACCGCCACGTTCGCGCGCGCCAGCCTGTCCGGCGCCGCGGCGTGGCGTACCAGTGGAGTCGCTCAGCAGGCCTCCGCGTTTCCGCTTCCTTCGACGGCCGCGTTCGCGGCGATGGCGCAAACGGTCGTGCCGGACGTGTTCGCGGCGATCGCGACCGCGACGTTCTGATGGATTATCCGCGCAACATTGCGGTGCCTTCGCACATCAGCTCATTCTCGAGGCTGATGGCAGGCCCGGTGTACCGCAACCAAGGCGCCGCCGGCACCCCGGCCAGCTTCGGTTGGGGATCGGCGAACGCCGCGGTGTACATCCCGCTGTGGCTGCCGTGGCCGTACAACGTTCGTCGCCTGTTCTGGGTCAACGGCACCACCGCGGCGGGGAATTCCGACATCGGGATCTACTCGCCGAAGGGCGCCCAGCTCTACCACTCCGGGTCGACCGCCAACTCCGGGGCGAGCGTCCCGCAATACGTCACCCCGTCACCGGATCTGCTGCTCCAGCCAGGGTTCTACTTCCTCGCATGGTCAAACGACGGCACCACCACCCGCGCCTTCGGGAACCTCCTCGCGACCATCACCGGCAGGATGTGCGGGCTCTACCAGCAGGCGTCCGCAGAGCCACTGCCGTCGCCGGCGACGTTCGCCGCCTACGCTGGCGTCGGACTGCCGCTCATCGGGATAACCAACACCGCCAGCGGGTTCTGATGGGCCCAGCGATCCGGCACATCGAGCCGCTGCTCATCGGCGGGACCACCCAGACCGCCGCCGCGTCACTCTCGAGCACGAGCGCGCTCACCGCCGCGGGCGTGCTATCAGCCTCAGGGGCCGCGGCGCTGAGCACGCATGGAGCTCTCACCGCCGCAGGCGTGCTCCAGGCCGTCACAGCGGCCGTCCTCGCGACCGCCGGCTCGCTCACCGCGAACAGCACCGTGCATCATCCCGGCGCGGCCAGCCTCACCACCACCGCCGCGGTCACCGCCGCCGGCGTGAGCACCGCTACGGGAACGGTCACCCTCACCGCGGGTGGCGCTCTCGCCGCCGGCGGCGTCCTCCAGGCCGCCGGCGCGAGCGTCCTCACGTCGACTAGCACGCTCACGGCAGCGACCAGCTCCGATGCGCATGGCGCCGCGTCCCTGACGATCTCAGGGGCGCTCACCGCGGCAGGCTCGCTGCACGCGACGGACGGATGCTCGCTCTCAAGCGCGAGCTCGCTGACAGCCGCCGGCAGGGTCAGCTACTCGGGAGCTGGCGTCCTCGCGACCGCCGGTGCGCTCACCGCGAACAGCACCGTGCATCATCCCGGCGCGGCCAGCCTCACCACCACCGCCGCCATGACCGCTGCGGCCGCGGGATCGTCGGTGCTCGCGAGCGCCGGGTTCTTCACGGCATGACCTTCCCCGGTAGGGGCGGCCTGTAGCGTGGCTGCATCGTTCGTTGGCGGCGGGGTAGTCAACGGCTTCTTCTCCGGGGCCGCTTCGGCGGCGATGCCGGTGCAAGGACCGGCGCCGGCGGGAGTGTGCGTCGTCGTGACGATGTTCGATCACACCGGCGCGCTGAGAGCAGACTCTGGTGGGCGCCAGGTGAGCTTCGTGTCCGACTCGCAGGGGAACTCGTACAGGCCCCTCCCGACGCAGTTCGGGCCCGGAACGGACGCGCGGCCGAACGGGCTGGTCATGTACGGGGCGATCCTCACGCACCCTCTGACCGCGGCTGACACGATCACCGTCGGCTGGACGGGCGGGTCGGCGAGCTTCTACTGCTATGGCGCCGAGTTCGGCGGCATCGCGCCAGCCGACTCCAGCGTGTACCCCGACGTCGTCGGCGGCTGGCTGCAAATCGGGGCCGGCGTTCCCGGTGAGGTCAGCGTCGTATACGACGAGCTCCGTAGCGACCTCGCGATCGCAGCAGCCGTGTGGTCAGGCTCAGTCGGCCAGGACGCGGCGTGGGATGACATCGGCTTTGGGCCGGACGGTCACGGGAACTTCGTTGCGCTCGCATACGCCTACCGCGAAAACCTGCCGCTGACGTATCACACCACCGGCTCGGGGTCCGGGGTCGCGCTCGCGACGGTACTAGCGGCCGTCACCGAACCCACGGTGTCCGCTCCGCCGCTGACCGTAACGAGCATCGCGGGCGCCCTCGACGACACCATCCCGGGCGGCTACCGGCTCGACATCGCCGCCGCCGGCTTCGCGACAGCCGATGAGAGCCACAGCCCAACGGTCCCATACCTCGACGGCAGCGACTCCTACAACTACCCAGCCGCGAGCGTCCACTCGATCCTGGGGCCGCCCTCGACCGCGGGGGCGCTGCTGAACTTGGCGTTCGCGCAGGACTGGAATAACGATCTGCCGCCCGACTCGCCGGTCTTGACGCAGATGCCGGCGCTGCTCGACGTAACAGTGCTCGTCCAATCGTTCCTCACCGACGCGAAATACAAGATCGGCGGGCAGCCCGAGGTCAACTCCGGCCACTCAGAGGACATCGTGTTCGTCGACCTCGGAGCGCCTACCACCCCTTTGACGGGAACCATCATCGACGGGTCCGGTACCCACACCGGCGTTCCCCTCGAGCATCACGACACCAGCGGCGGAGTCACGTTCATCCTGCCGCGGATCACCATCCCCTCCAACTCCGAGGGAGTGATGCCCCTTCAGACACTCGCGATGTACGAAACGCCGGCAGCGGTCTTCAACAGCATCACCATCAACTACACCGTCCGGATATCGATCTACTTCGGACCGGAGTCCTTCCCGCCGCCACCACCGCCAGTGCTGCCAATAGGCCCCGGGCCGCCCGTCGGGACGCCCGGGAGCGTGCAACCGGCGCCGGCCGAGGCGGGGATCGTCCCCGGATGAGCGCGATCAGCGTCCCGTTTGACCTCGTTGATGAGGTCACCCTCCCACGTGACCTCCTTCCCGCCGACGATTTCCACCGCTGGCACTGGCGGGCGACGCTCCCGCCGATCCCCGCCGGGAACTGCAAAATCTCGCTGCTCACGTCGTTCAGGCTCGTCGCGCGACCCGAATCAGGCCAAAACGCTCCCGGCATACCACTCGCCACCTTCGGGACCATCACACTGCCCGACGGTCCGCCGACCGCCGCGGCCACGATGCCCGCGACCTTCTGGAACGGCATCTACCAGAACCCCGACCCGCTCGAGGTCGCCCTGAACCCGGGCGCGGTCACACTCGACGGCAACTCGCTATGGGCAGGCGCGCCGTCGGTTGTGCGGATGCCGTACTCCGTGCGAGATCACGACTTCCTGTTCGGTCTCGCCGGCGGCCCGGACCGTTACCTGAGCCCCTACGAGGACGTCCGCCTCACCGGCGTGATCCAGGCCGTCACCATCCCAAGCCCGTTCGTCGACGGACCCGGGTACGTGTTCTCTGACCCGACATGGCGCTCCGCGGTGACCTCAGACGGGCCGGGGGCATGGCTACCGCGGCCGTTTCCCGTCACCGTCGACTGGTTCTTCGACGCCAACGTGTTCATGAACGACCCCAACAGCGGTGACCTGTTGACGATCAACTGGCGGGTCGTTGACCACCGCCTGTTCATCATTCCCTACCGGTGCGTAACCCCCGGCGTTATCGCCGCAGGACCCTCCGCCGCCGGCGTACGCCCAAGGTCACACATAGTCGGCGTCACCGCCCCCGGGCCGTAAACCCCGCTGCGACCGCACGCACCTAGACCATTGGGCTGGTGACGCGGACGCATGTTCACATCAGGAGGGGCCATTGCCCGCGAACGACCCCGAAGCGCAGCAGCGCCAGCGTGACGCGGACCTCATCCAGCAAGGCCGCGACCGTGAACGCGTCGATAGTCGCCTCACCCAGCTCGAGCGGCGTGCTGACAAGGTGAACGGCTCGCAGGTGCGGATGGCGAACCTGCAGGACAAGATGCTCGCGACGCTGACGGAGATCAAGGCTGGGATGCAGCAGGAAACGAAATCGGCGCAGAAGACATTCACGCGGTGGCAGACCGCGGGGGTGCTCGTCGCGATCGTCGTAGGGATCCTCGGAGTGATCTTCCTGGCGATCCAGACGCTCCACGGCCTACAGCCGGTTCCGATCACGCTCACAACTCCGAGGTGACCAGGTGACCCGCAGCCACGCACGCGATCTTCTCCTAGCCGTCATGACCGTCGCAGTGGTCGCGCTCGCGGTGCTGCTGCTCGTCACCCGCGCCCAGGTCGCCGCCGCGACCGGCGAGATCCACGCAGTCGTCGGACGCGTCGCGCACGACGAGCAAGCGACCTGCGCGATCCAGGCGCGCGGCCTTCCCGCCGGCCATCAGCTCGCGGCGAGCATGCGCGACATTCACAAGCTCCTGACGACACCGCCGACCACCCGTGCGCAGCGGCTCGCGGCCACCCAGCGGCCACGGGCAGTGACCGCGCTCCTCAAGAGCCTCGACGCGCACCTCGCCGCATATCTGCAGGCGGAGGCGAAGCAGCCTCAGACCCGAGCGTGCTCATGACCCGCGGTCACGCGCTCGCGCTGCTGCGGCTGTTCCTGCTCCTGGCGGTCGTTGTCCTCGCGGTGGTGGTGACGGTCACCCGGGAGCAGGTCGGCGCGGCGAACAGTCAGATCCGAACGCTGATCGCCGCGCGGCGCGCCGACACGCAGGCGCAGATCACGGCGTCACGGAAGCTCGCGAAACTCGCGAACCGCAAAGCGACCAGGGCGATCCACAAGACGACCGTCATCGTGCGCTACATCCAAGGGCACCCCGAGCCCGGTCTTCCTGGAAAGAACGGCGGCCGCGGCGCGCGAGGATCGCGAGGGTCCACAGGCGCGACGGGCCCTCGAGGAGAACCTGGCGCGACCCGAGCCGGCCCCGCAGGGCCCGCAGGTCCGCCCGGGCCCGCAGGCAAGGACGGAACATCCGGCATCGGCCCCGCAGGGCCTGCCGGTCCGCCCGGGCCCGCAGGACCCGCAGGGCCAGCGGGTGCGGCCGGCGCGACGGGCGCTGAGCCCGGAAGCTGGACGTTCACCTATCTCACCGAGACCTACACCTGCACGGATCCCGCCGCGTCGGGCGCATACACCTGCACCGCCAGCCCCTAGCCGCCCCCGCCGGCGCGCGCGCCCGGCATCCCAATGTGAGGAGTTGCGTCCATGACCGGTGAGCAGCTGTACGTCCTCTACACCTACCAGACCGTCAACGGCCACCTCGAGTGCCACGCGTACGGTGCCGATGATGCGCGCGGCACGAGCAAGCAGATCGCGCACGGGAAGGGGATCGAGCTCGCCGAGCTCGCGGCGGCGGACGGCAAGCCTGAGGTCGGGTACATGGTCCTTCCGCTCGAGGGGCTCCCCGAATGACCGGGGACTGACCAGATGCCCGCGGCCGGGCCGGACGGTCCGGTCACCGTCATTTTCCCCTCGCGGAAGGTGGCGTGCGCCGTGCTGCGGTCGCTGCGCTGGCATATCCCTCATCCCGGCGCTGCGCGCGGCAGCCGCGAGTACCGGGAGCACAACGAGCTCTGCCAGGTAGCGGCCGAGGCGATCAACGCCTCCCTCGACGCCGCTTCACCCTAACCCCGCCGTCCAAGGAGGCCCCATGTTCCGTGCACGCCAGATCGTGCTCGTGCTCCTCATCGCCCTACTCGCGATCACGCTCGCGGGGTGCGGCGGAACGACTCCCCGCCGGCATCTCGCGGCGCCCGGGTCGTGCCCACAGGCCGCGGCCGGTCACGGCTACCCAGGTGCGTGCGCCCCCAGGCAGCAGCTCCAGCTGCTCACCCCGCACGCCGTCGCCGGCGTGAAGTATCCCGACCGGTCGAACAACGACCCGTGCTACTGCGGCGCCGCGATCCGAGCACAGGGCTACCGCGGCCTGATCGTCAAAGCGAACCAGGGCACCGGCTTCATCGACCCGACCGCCATCGGCATGGTCCAGTCCGCCCGCGCCGCCGGGCTGACCGTCGGCGTGTACGACTTCGATCAGGATTACACGGTCGCCGAAGCGCGCGTGTTCGTCGCCCGCGCGCACGCCGCGGGGATCTACCCGGCGACGGCGAACACGTTCCCGCTATACATCGACGTGGAGTTCGGCAACTTCAGCTATCCGGGGCTGCTCGCGCAGATCGCGTATCTCCGCTCGCAGGGCTACCGGGTCGGGATCTACACCGGCCAGTGGTACTGGACGCCGCATGCGGGCTGCCGCTGGCCAGGGGGCGTGTCGGCGTGGCTGTCGGGGTATCCGAGCGCGCCGGTGCCGTGCGGCACGACCGGCTACAACGCCCATCAGTTCACGTCGACGCCGACGGACCTGACCGTCTACCTCGGCTCCGCGGCACAGTTCCGGACGTTCGTTCACGCGACACCGCCCGCGCCGAAGATCGTGTGCTTCGGAAAGCACGCTCAGGGGAACACGACCTGCCGCCACGTGCACGCCGAGGTGGTCGCGTGGGCGAAAGCACGGGACTCGAGCGCTCGGGCGTTCGCCGCGCGCGGCTGCCCGACGCTCGCTCAGCGCGACACCTGGTTCACGACGGCACTCAGGCAGCATCCGCTGACGAGGACGACGTACCGGCGGGGCGCCCTGGCAGCGACGCGTCGCGCGTACCGGCAGCGTGGCTGCGGCACGTTCCTGGGCCGTCAGGAGCACTTCGGGCTGCTCGTCGAGCAGATCACACGCCGGTACTCGTGACCTGATGGCCAAGGACGCGCTCAGCGCCGCGGACCTCAGGCTCACCGCCCGGGCGATCCGCGGATATCGCGGCTCGATTCAGCTCACCGCGACGAAGATGGGATCGACCGTTCGCGCTGATCGCATCGCGGCGCTGACGCGCCTCGAGAAGCTCTACGGCCAGCTCGCCGACGAGAAAGAGCGCAGAGCCCGCCCGCGATGACCGAGGCGGGTTCGGAGCACGGATGCCCGCTCACCAGACGCCAGCTGCAGATCGTCGAGCTCCTCGCCGAGGGGTTGACGTACAAGCAGATCGCCCTTCGAGTCGGGCTAGGCCAGAGCACCGTCCGGTCTCACCTGCACCAGGTGTACGGGAAGCTCGGGGTGCATGACAGGGCGCAGGCGGTCCTCGCGTGCGAGCGTGAGGGATGGATCGACTCGCCCGGCCTGGACGCATCCGAGCGGATCCTCGTGCGCCTCGAGCGGGTCATGCGCGACCTCTGCCGCCTCGTCCGCGAGCGCAGCCAGCTCACCGACCCCCAGCGCGCGTTCATCAGCGCGTTCGACCAGCTGCTCTACGCGCAAGGCGACGAGGACAAGCTCGCCGCGCAGAAGGCGCTGGAGAGCACGATCGGGTTGATGCTCCCACCCGGGGTCGGCCTCGGCGCCCGCCAGCGGCGGGATCTCGTCGAGCTGCTCGTCGACTACATCGCACGCGCCTGACCGACCCCGAGAGAGGAACCCTATGAGCAGCCTGCTGCACCATCCCGACACCCACTACCTCGGGAAACAAGCGCCCGGCCGGCCGCACGCGATGGTCCACGAGTTCGTCGACGTCGAGCGGATCGCACCGCAGATCCCCGCGAACATCATCAACTCCCGCGGCCCGAACGGGACGCTGACCGCCCTCGCGATGTACCTCAACGACCGAGAGGGCGACTGCACCATCGCCGGCGCCGCGAACACGCTAAGGGTCAACAGCAACGGCAGCCAACGCATCACCGACCAGGACGTCCAAACCGGATATGTCCACGTCACCGGCAGAGAAGGCGCCGCGTTCAACCCGGCGACCGGTCAGAACGACAACGGGTGCGTCGAGGTCGACGTCCTCGACTACTGGGTTCACACCGGCATCGGCGGCGACAAGCTCCTCGGGCACGCCGGCATCGACGTCGCGAACACCGACGAGATGCGCGCCGTGCTGTACCTCTTCGGATCGATCTACCCCGGGTGGGCGCTCTCCACCGATCAGCAGACCCAGCCGATCTGGAAGCCCGGGCGGGCCGCGGCCGGCTCCTGGGGCGGGCACTGCGCGCCCATCTACGACTGGTACACGCACATTCCGGCCGGTCTGAAGATCGGGAGCACACCCATCCCGGCCGCTCTCGGGCAGGTGATCGTGATGGGCACCTGGGGCGCCTACAAGGCCGCCAGCGAGCCGTTCCTGCCGTTCGCGTGCGACGAAGCGCACGGCCTCATCACCGACGCGTGGATCGCCCGCAACAAGGGGAACCCCGCGATCGACATGGCGAAGCTCACCGCCTACCTCAAGACGCTCCGCCCCGAACGCTGACCCTCACCGTAACCCTCAACTCGAAGGAGACATTGATGACCGACACCCCCACGCCGCCTCCCGCCCCCGCGCCCTCGCCGACCCCGGCGCCCGTGAAGACGGCGCCGAGCGTGAAGACGATCCTCACCGACGTCGAAGTCGTCCTCGCGGGCGTCGCGACCGTCGGCGAGGGGGTCCTCGCGACGCTACCCGCCGGCCCGGTGCACACAGCCGTCGCGATCGGCCTGCCGATCGTCGTCGCGCTCGTCGCCTCGCTCCGCAAGCTCGCCGGCTAAGCCACGGTGACGAACGACGAGCTCCGAGTAGTCCGCTGGGAGGACCTCGGCCGGTTCAAAGCGGCCGGCGCGTTCCCAGCGGACTACCCCGCCGACACCCTCACGTTCTACAGCCCCCGCGACACCGGCGTGCACCAGGTCATCCTGTGGACGCTGCTGCAGGCGCAGCACTCCATCGTCGTGAACATGTACGGCCTCGACGACGACGACGCAGTCGCTCTCATCGTCGAAGCGACCGCGAAACCCGACGTTTACGTTCAGCTGAACCTCGACTCGAGCCAGGCCGGCGGCGTGCACGAGCGGGAGCTGCTGAAGAAGTTCCGTGCCGACGAGATCGGGAACAGCGTCGCGATCGGCCGGAGCATCCACGGCGCGATCTCGCACCTGAAGATGCTTGTGGTCGACGGGCTGTACCTGATCGACGGGTCAACGAACTGGTCAGCGTCCGGAGAGCAGAAGCAAGACAACCAGCTCACCCTCAGCCGCGAGCGGCCGAGGTGCGCCGAGGCTCGCGCGATCGCCGACCTCAACCACGACGCGATGCTCATGCAGATGCGCGCGAAAGCCGCCCAGCCGTAGAGCACCGACCCCGCACCACATAGCCGCACGAGACCGGCGATCGCGCCGCTGACCCCTTGGGGTTGGCGGCGCTTTTGTCGTTCTAGCCGGTGAACGCCGGGACGCTACAACCGGGCGGGGCTGGACCTGAGGGTGTTCCGTAGGCACCGACCTCCAGCTCGTACATGGTGTGGGCGCTGGGGGCAGACGGGAAGCTGTCCGTGAACTTGTGTGCCCACCGCATAGCGTCATTCCACGCTCGCGCACATGCCGTCTGTTGAGATCCCCCGGACCCGCATCCTGCGAGCGCGAGTGCCGCCGCGATAGCTGCCGCTGCGATAGCCCGTCTCATGTTGCACCCCCCCGTAGTTGAGCGCCTGGTCTTAGCACGCCAAGAGCCCTGCTGGCCCTAGCCAAACGTCTAGGTTCGCGACCGGGGCGGTCTCGGAGATCACGGCCAGGGCGATGGCTGTTTCATTCCCCCTACCTCCCGGCTTGTCAGCGCGCTGACAAGCCGTTTGTGACGTTTATCCGCAGATCGGTCCTTCCTAGTTGCACCCTCGTTTTCAGGTGCGTAGGGTTTGAGACAGCGCGACGCGGACCGGTCAGGGGGACGGGACTCCGAGCGACGGACTTCGAGGAAGGGAACGGCTCGTTATGGGGCGCACGGACGGTCGCCAGCTCACGGTGGTCAGCGGCGAGGGGACCCACACTCGCCGCGGTGAGGATGTTCTTATAGAGGGGGCACGCATGCTGGCTGATTACCTCACGCGGCAGCTGGAGGCGATTCCGGAGGGCGATCCGTGGCGCCCGGTAGTAGTCGATCTCGCAGGCCAACATCGCGCCCTTGCTGGCGCGCGATGATCCGCAGCACCTCCCCGACCCGCTGAAGCTCAGCCACAGCATCCTCGACACCGAATGCCGGCTCGGCGGCTTCGGCAGCCTCGATCGGCTCTAGGAGGAACGCCCGCGGGATGCGGAGCGCCTCCGCGATCTTCTCGAGCTCCATCGGGACCGGCTTCGCGATGGTCATCTGCTCGTAGTCCTCAAGCCGGTTCTTCGTGATCTGGTTCCGGCGGAGAACTTCGTGCTCGGCGAGGCTGCTGACGGCGAGCGGCACTGCGCGCTTGCCGTCCGCAGACCGGCCGCCCGCGAGATGACGCGCAGCTTTTAGACGCAGACTGACCTGCAGCAGGAGGTCCGCTGAGCGTGTGTCCCCGGTACCGCTAACCACGGTCGGGCCACCATAGTCCCGAACGATCACGAGATTTCCCGATTTGCCCTTGACAACTCGGGAAGTAACGGTATAACTCGGGATGGTCATGAGCAGTTCGGGACATTCGCTAGTGCTCCGGCCCTCCCAGATGCCCTTCATCGATCCCGAAGCCGCCACCCTCGTCAGAGCACTCCGCGAAGCGCGCGGACTCAGCCCAGAGGCCCTCGCTCGAGAGATCACCGTGATGGCCGCCGGCGAAGGCTGGACCCGCGGGTCGGTTGACGCGTACACCATCCGTCGGATCGAGGGCACCGCTAGCCGCAACCGGCCGGGGCGCGTCCCGAGCGCGCGTGTCGCGTTCGTCGTCGCGCACTACTTCGGGATGCGCCCCCACGACATTTGGAAGCCGTCACGGCGAGTGCAGGTGCCGGCGTGAGCGCTCTTCGCCGCATCCGGATCGACAAGCAGTTGTCGATCGCGGACCTCGCCGCGAAGTCCGATGTCTCGGAGGATCAGATCCGCAACATCGAGTCCGGCGGGACGCTGAACCCGCGGGTTCGGACGCTCGCGAAGCTAGCGGCGATCCTCGAGGTTGAGCCATCGGAGCTCGATCCGATCCTCACCGGCACCGCCAGCAGGGACGCCGCGTGAGTCTTCTTGCCCCTCAACTATCGATGGAGGTATCCGATGGCTGCTTCGACCATCGTCGCCCTGATCGTCTTGGTGTGGATCGCGCTTGGCGCGTTCTACTGCCTCGCGATGAGCATGCTTTCGCGCTGACCTCGGCTGACGCCGCGATCGGATGTGGTGATGCGCGTGCTTGAGGCTGATTTCGCGTTCCTGTGGTGGATCGGCTTGTACGCGCTCGCCGTGATCGGCGCTCTGGTGCTGATCACCGCCTGGGTGTGGATTGGGGAGTTGCTGAGCGCTCGTGCGGAGCGGCGGGAGATCGCCGATCAGCTTCGCGAGATCGACGAGCTTCCGAGCCGGGAGCCACGGAGGGTTCTGTGGTGATCCGGTTCATGTCTGACCTTGGGTGTGAGCAGGCGCAGCCTGTCCTCATGCGCCCCCATGGCGGCGCCGCTGCGGAGGGACCCTTCCCCTGCCGGATCCGTCCGCGTCTCCTAGCGTCGCATCGGAGGCTGCGCCTGCTGACATCCAAGCCGGACGATTCTGCTGGCGATGAGCGCTCCGCGATCCGAGCGCTCGGATACTCGAAGGGCGCGCCGCGCTCGATCGAGGTGCTCCCGCAACGGCCGCCCGGGCCTGTCCTTAACTACGCGCGCCCCCTGGTTTCAGACCCTTCGGGGGCGCGCAACGAACAGGTGTTCTCCGGTGAGCTTACCGACTGACCCCGTCGCACACTCACCCTCCACGTCTCGCCGTCGTCGCGGCATTTCCCGCCGGCGCGCGCGGGACCTCGCGGAGATCGGCCAGTGGTGGACGCAGGCCGAGACGGGATTGGGATGGCGGATCGCGCAGATCCACCGACGCGACGGGCTCCTACTGCTCGAGCGTCCCGGCGACGGCCGCCGGTACGTCACCTTCGGAGAGCTGGGGCAAAGCTACACGCTGCTCGAGGACGATCAATGAGCCGCCACGCGCCGCGCGCGGCCGCGGCCGTCACGCCTCCCGTCACGCCGCTGCCGGCGGTCCGCTGCGCGGCGTGCGGAACCCCCGCGGACGACTTCCCGCAGTCGGTCGCGCTGCTACTGAACGAGGACCAGGTCGTTGAGCTCGAGCAGCTCACGCTCGAGGCCGGCAGCCGTGACCTGTTCGCGGTGATCCGCGGGCAGCACCTCGGATCGTTCGCGAGGTGGCACGGATGAACCCGCCAGGCGACCCGCCGCCGATCCTGAAGTACTTCGAGTATTCGCATCTCCCCGAGCGCTTGCAGGACGTCAGCCGGCCGTTCTACGCGCTTGCGCATGCGATGGCCGAGACGGTGCCGGCGGGCCCTGAGCTGAGCGCTGGACTGCGGAAGCTGCTCGAGGCTAAGGACTGCATGGTGAGGGCCGCTCTGTGATGCGCGAGCAGAGCGTCAGCGGCCACATGCCTGACGAGCTCGTGGCAGCCGCCCTGCGGCTCGCGGGCGCTGATGGCCGCCCGAACTACCTCGCCGGCCTGCGGGTGCGACGGGAGCTGCTCCGCGCGCCTCGTGGCGGCCTTACCCGCGGGGAGCTCGCGCTCCTGCTGCTCGACGTCGACGACGAGCTCGTCACGGTCGCGCTCGAGCGGGAGATCGCCGCCGGCCGGGTGGTAGAGGGCATCTCCGGCCGCTCGGATGTTTGGGTCGTTCGGTTCTACCTCGCCGACGCGGCCGCGACGGCGGCGGAGCTCGGCGGGTGAGCATGGAAGCGATGCAGGAGATGATCCGGTACTCGCAGGCTCGCGGCCTGGACAGGGTCGTGGGGATGGCGGTCGCATGGCACGCCCACCGCAAGACGAACCTGTCGTGGCCGTCGAACGAGACGCTGATGGAGTGGGGCCTCAGCGAGCGGCGGATACAGAACGGGCTGCGTAAGCTCGAGGCGCTCGGCGAGCTTCGCCCCCAGCCGCATCTCGAGGACCACCGCCGCCGGCGGGTGTACCTCGTCGACGCGCGCGCCGGGTTGCAACTGTCGCTGCTCGATTCGGCCGGCGACCGGGTGCACGTGGTGCAGGGTGCACCCTGTGCGCCCGCACCAGAGGTAGCTGCGGGCGCACCTATGCGCGCGCGTGTAAGGAACCACCTTGAACCAACTACAAGTAACCCCCCCCAACCCCCCCTTGCAGGGGGGGAGCTGGCTGGGGTCACTTACGATCTTCAGCAATCAGGCCCGTCGCCCCGCGTCACGACTCGTGTAGAGCGTGAGGCACCGGCTCGTAGAAGGCGTCGGAGAAGAGCCGCCAATGGTGATGCTCACTCCCTGACGTCCGAGCCGTGCCCCCTGCATGACGTGACGGTCAGCGCGGAGACAGACCGGACGCTGCTGAAGGAACGCTGGGAGCCGCTCGAAGCTCAGATCATCGAGCGCCTCGGCGGCAGCTACTGGGCGATGTGGGGAGCCGGCGCTCACCTGCACGCCGCAGAACACGAGCTCGTGCTCGCCCTGCAGCCACACGCCGTCGAATGGGTCAACGCACGAGTCGGCCCGATCCTGGCCGACGTCGTCGACGTTCCCCTGAGACTCGTCGGCTGCCACCGAGCAACCAACCCCAACACCCAACCCATCAACCCCCATCCTCGTCCCGATCGGAGTCCTGACTGATGAATACCACCACGCCCGCCCCCCTCGTCCTTCTTGCTGGTGGCCACGATGCTGCGAGCGGCATGTATTGCTTCACCGAGGCGGTCGCCTATGCCGCCGGGGAGCCTCACTCGTCGTCGCCGAAGTGCCTCTCGCCGGTGATCCGCCGGTTCGGGATGGCGCTCAACGATCGCCTCGACGATGACCGCCGTCAGCTGCTGCGTCCGTTCGCTCTGCGCGCTTTGGGGACGGCGGGTGATGGCCGTGACGAGGAGCGCCGCGAGATGTGCACTCAGTGGCTGCTCGAGCATCTCCCCGAACTGTTCGACCGCGCCGGGTTGCCGGACACGGCAACGAAGCTCCGCGCGATCGAGGGTGACCTCGCCGTCGAGAACGTCCGCAGAGTTCTCCTCGACGCTCGCGACGATGCGTGGGCGGCGCGCTCCCGCGCGCTTGACCTGGTCCGCGCCCGCGTCCGCGACGAGCTGCGCAAGCAAGGCCTCACGGACCGCCCGGCGGTGGCGGAGGTGGCGGAGGTGGCGGCGGAGGCGGAGGTGGCGGTGGTGGCGGCGGTGGTGGCGGCGGAGGTGGCGGCGGTGGCGGCGGAGGCGGAGGTGGCGGCGGAGGTGGCGGCGGAGGTGGCGGCGGTGGCGGC